CGGCGTGGCTCACGTCGGGCGGCCCGCAGGTAGTTGGCGGGGGAGTGGACGGAGCCTCTCATGCCCTTCTCCTGCGCTTCGCCCGCCGGCGATCCTGTTCAGCGAAGCACACGTTCAGGCATGCCACGATCGCATTGCGCACCTTGAGCACACAGGGACGGGCACGGACCGAGGCATTCGCCAGCATGCGGATAACGTCGTCAATGCGAGGTTCGGCGCGGGCGCGGCGGGATTTTGGGGTGGTCATTTGCCGTTTGATGCTTGTACAATTTGCCGCACACGCTCTCTGCTGATGCCAAATTTGCGTGCAACAGCAGCCTTAGACATCGTGGCAACGAGCCGACGAATTTCACTGTTACGCTTCTCCAGCGCTTTCAGAAACACCTCTTTTTCTTTCATAGATAGAATCCTACCACCAAAATTATTTTGCTGTCAAGCGCAATACCGCTTGACAAGACTTCCCGACCTATGCGTTAATTGCTCATCAGCCCGCTTCCGGGCCACGAGGGAGAGCAGATGGCAAACACGACTGCGAAAGACGAAGCGAAAGCCGCATGACCCCCAACCGCAAGCCCTCCGTTTCAGGCTTCATCCGGGCGCTGCTCTACGTTGGCGCCGCCTTCCTGCTGGCGCTCTATCTCGCGCTGCTGCTCAACGATCCGAGGGCGATGCTGGCGGGGTTGTGGTCATGAGCACATTCATCCTCATCGTGTTTTGGCTGGAATTTCTAGCAACCATTGTCACTGTAGCGGAGCTATCTGGAGAGCATCCGCGATTTCGCGCGCCTGTCACTGTGGGATTTGATGCGGCTAGTCTCATTATTCGTTTAGCTGTACTTGCGTGGGCTGCATTCCTGTTGTGGGGGCGCTGATGACCGACCGCACCCTACCCGAAGCCTTGGCAGAGTTTTGCGAGGACCGACGCCGGCCGCTCGGGCTTGCTGTGGCGATTCTGCTGTTCGTCCTGCTCGCTGGCTGCGCTCAAGTCCCAATCGCCACTGGCCCAGCCATGCAACAGGTCGCCGTGGTCGTGAATTGGTCAAGCCAGGAGCAAATAGCCAAGGCGTGCGGTCCCGGCCAGAAGTCAGGCGGTCAGGTCATGGGCTGCTACGTCAACGGAATGATTTACGCGCCCCCCCCATCGTCGTGGTCTGACGATCAAGCGCTGGCGATTCTCGGGCATGAGTTGATGCACGCAATGGGAGCGATTCACGAATGAGGCACACGCTGCGACAGGATGGAGACCTCTGGCATTGGACCGCGAACCGGAGTCCGTTTTTCTTCTCCGGCGTCAGTTGCTCGCGCCGGTCAGCTATCCGCTCACTCCTGAAGGCGCGGCGAGAGGCGAGGGAGTATGAATCAGCGATGACGAAATGGAGGGCGACATGGCCGATGGCAGCGTGAGTAACGATAAGACAGGCGGGACAGCTTTCCCGCGCATGCCGTTGTTGATTATTCAAAACGGAACGATGAGCAAGGAGGACATTACACGGTTACGCGCGAATGGATTGTGTGTTGTTGAAAACAAAAATCCTCAGTCAATACGTTTCCTTGATCCGCCCCGCTCAAACAACTGGACGCTTGAAGAAGAGGCGGCTATTCAGCTTGCGCGTGTGCTGTTACGCGAAGGAAAAATCGGCGGCTACAATTTGCGAGGCTCTGTAGGAGCCATGTACGCCGACATTCTTCTCGCTGGTGACCCTCTTAAACGTGTACCACATACCGACGCCATGCTTGCAAAGCGTGCCACATGACTACCGCGAAGGAAACGTGTCCACATTGCGGCCTCACGCCCGACGTAGGTTATGGCGGAACGCCTTTGTGCGCAGAAGCATGGAGTGGTTCACCAGAAGCGCGACCATATTATCCACATTGCGTTCTGCAATCAAGGACGCGCTATCACGCCATCCCAGTTGCCACCGACGAGTTCGCCGACTCAAGGCCGAACGTGATGCGGCTATTGGCTGGAATCACCGCGTATCCGTATGTGCTAAACATACATCCGACATTGTTGATGGGCTTTGTGTGATTTGCGAATTAGCCGAACTGCATGAGCAGAGGGATGAACTGTTGGCTGCACTCGAATACGCATACGAGATGTTGGAATGGCACACCGACGATGATGCCGATCCAAATGATACATCCCCCGAAGATGCAATCGCGCACACGAATGGCCTGGTGCGCCAGCGCATACGCGCCGCCATCGCCAGGAGCCGCAAATGACAATTAGTCTGCGTCCGAAAAAAGCGTGGGTAATGCGCGGCAAATCTGCATGGTGGTACGACGAGCGCGGAGCTATTAGCGTATTCATCGAAGGTTTGAATAACGACGTTGTTTCTTGCCGTATTCAGCACCGAAAACTGGAAAAGTATATCGCGCGCAGTCACGGTACAGGGAAAAGCAAATGACCCTCCCCGACTTCGACGCTTGGCACCTGATCGGCGTGTGCGTGGTGATCGTACTGTGCCTGATCGCGGGATATGCGATCGGGCTGAAGATCAATGATGAGGAGTGATGAATAACTTTGGCGCTTACATCACACCGAAGCAGGCGAAAGAGGAATACGGCGACTCGCGTTCCCTGAAGGAACTCACGGCGCTTGCAAACCGCAAAGACAGAACGTGCTGCAACTGCGACGAGAAACAATGGAAATATGCAGGATGTGGCATGTGCTTTTCATGCACCACAGGCGAGGCTGACGCATCCGAAGATATGGAGCTTATTTCATGACCGGCTATACCCTACCCTCTGGTCGCTATTGCCGTTCCGGCAATTACGTCGTGACTCCGAAAGCTGATCCGGCGTGGAGGCGCACCTTGCGGCTAATCATCATCGCAGCAGTAGTAACAAGCGCACCTTGGGCTTACCTCCTGCACAGCGAGCGCGAGCTGCACGCCAAGCTCCTAACCGAAGTCCAATCGCGTCAGCCTCGCGTCGAGCAGATGACGATGCGCTACAGCGATGGCGCGAGGCAACAAATTGCAATCAAGGAGGCGCGATGAGAAGAAAAGTAACGGGATGGTATCCGCCCGAGATTACGCCGGTGCATAAAGGCGTGTACGAGGTAGACGATCAATTCGTCAATGGGCCAGCGCTCTCATACTGGAATGGCGAAAGATTCTGTTTTCGTACTTGGAATAGCACGGTAACTGAGACAAAAGCACAAGCTGTAGAGCCGACATCTCTTCCTGCGAGAACATTCTGGCGCGGCCTAGCGAGGAAGCCATGACCAAGCTCAGCAAACGCGCAGCCACCGCGCTCGAACTGTCGATTGAAAAATGGCGGCAGATCGAATGCGGAGAAATGCCTGATATCGGCGCTGACAACTGCGCATTGTGTTTGGAGTTTAATCGCGCTTTATCTTGTGCCGGGTGTCCAGTCTCTACAAAAACCGGCCTGGATAATTGTCGCAATACGCCATATGAAGCATGGGCAATGCAATTCCATCTTCTCGGGGGCCTTCACGAACGCGTCGCCGACAGCCCACAACTCGTTCAGTTCGCCCGCGCCGAGCGCAAATTTCTCGAATCGCTGAGGGACAACAAATCATGAACCATCCCCGCATTCTGCACACCATCGAACGCACGTCGAAATGGGCATCACTCACCCAGGAAGATCGGCGTCGAATGACGGTGCCCGAGTTGATCGAAGCAATGGGCGAGCTGCACGTCAATCATCCGGCATTCAAAGCCAAGCCGAGATCGTTGCTCCCACTGCCGAATCTGGCCTTACCGCGCATCGAAGTGGAAGCGGGCCATAACGTCACCTTCACTGAGCTTGTAAAGCTCACGTGGGGATGGATGATGCGATGAGCCTCTACTTCCACCTGATGCCACCGGGTGAATTCAAGCGCCTGTGCGCCGAAGGAATGACTTGGCGCAGCTTGCAGGATGTCGGATATATGCAACCGGATTGGTGCAGCTACCCCAATGCCCTGGACGGCATGGCGGGATGCTGGAGTCTCATTTACGGCAAGGTTACGGGCGAACAATACTGTACCGGGTGTGAATGCAAATGATGATCTTCGGACGTCTGATTTGCGCCCTTCCCAAATGGCTAGGAGGCGGTCATCGGTGGCGTCGGCTGAGAAAAGCTGAACACAAACCATCATCAATGGCTGCGCTGGCATCGTATTCCAATCTGAGGATTTGCCGCCGCTGCCACGCCGAGCGCATAGCGAAAACAAGGACCGCGAAACCGAAATTACAGGTTATACCTAACGAACAACAGGAGACACACTATGAAACTGGGATTTGATCGCAAAGACGTGGAGGCCGCGTTGCTCGCTTATGTCGATCAGACATGGCCGGGCATGTTTAATACAGTCACTGGGGTCCACTATGAACGCATCCCTGAAGTGGAATTTACGTTCGTGGAACCGAAACAGGAACAGGAGCAAGCGAAATGAACGACAAAGCGTTACCCGCAACACTCAGCGCCAGCGTTCCAGCACTCACCATGAGTGAGCAGGAACTGATGAGCGTCCTGCAGAACAGCCTATACCCAGGCGCAAAACCGGAGAGCATTAAGCTAGTACTCGGCTACTGCAAAGCTGCCGGCCTTGACCCGATGCAGAAGCCGTGCCATATCGTACCGATCAGCGTCAAGAAAGGCGACGGCTACGAAATGCGCGACGTGGTTATGCCAGGCATCGGCCTGTACCGCACGCAAGCCTCGCGCACTGGGGAATACGCCGGGATCACTGAACCGGAATACGGCCCGACGAAGCAGTTGAAGGCCGGCGAATTCTCACTCGATTACCCGGAATGGTGCCGCGTCACCGTCCGGCGCCGCATGGATTCCGGGCAGATTGTCGAGTTCACGGCGAATGAGCGCTGGCTGGAAAACTACGCGACCCAAAAACGCGACTCCGTAATCCCGAATGCGATGTGGAAGCGTCGGCCGTTCGCGCAGCTCGCCAAGTGTGCAGAAGCGCAGGCGTTGCGCAAGGCGTTCCCTGAGCTTGGCGCCGCGCCGACCGCCGACGAAATGGAAGGCAAGCCGTTGGATGAAGGCACGGTGATCGAGCACGAGCCGCAGAAGCCCTCCGGCCCGCCGCCCTACACCGAAGCCGACTTCGCCAAAAACCTCCCGGCCTGGACGAAACTGATCAAGTCCGGCAAGAAAACGCCCGAACAGATCATCGCTACCGTCAGCAGCAGGAGCGTGCTGTCCGACGCGCAGAAGGCCACGATCACGGTGATCAAGAAGGATGTGCCGGATGCCGTCACGTTCGCCGTCGTCGCCGACAAATTGCAGAAGGCGACTGACGAGGACATTCTGGACGCGGATGCTGATCTCATTCGCAGTGTCGCCGACGAGGGGCAGCGCGGCGAATTGAACGTGATCTACCAGAAGCGCAAGGCGGAATTCGAGGTGACAAAATGAACCGCATCCTGCATGAACTACATCAGCAGTCCCCAGAATGGCACGCCTTCCGCCTTACTCACCAAGGCGCGAGCGAAGCCGCGGCCATGCTCGGCCTGTCGCCCTACGTTTCCCGCTCCGAGCTGCTGCGCCAGAAGGCGACCGGCATCGCGCCGGAGGTCGACCCATACACGCAAAGTCTGTTCAACGCCGGCCACGCTGCCGAAGCAGCAGCGCGTCCGATGGCCGAGGCGATCATCGGGGACACACTGTACCCGGCGACGTACTCCTACGGCACGCTGTCGGCATCCTGCGACGGCCTGACGATGGGCGGTGAACTCGCTTTTGAGCACAAGCTCCATTCTGCGGACCTCGCGGCATCCGTCAAGCGCGGCGAACTGCCCGACGAGCACCAGCCGCAATGCCAGCAAGTAATGCTCGTGACCGGCGCCGAGCAGGTGCTTTTCATGGTGTCGGACGGCACGCCCGAGAACTGCGTGCATATGTTCGTCAAGCCGGATCAGGCATGGTTCGATCGGATTCAAGCCGGTTGGGCGCAGTTCAGCATTGACCTCGCCGCCTATCAGCCGGTCGAAGTCATCCCTGCCGCCGTCGCCGCACCAACTATGCAGCTCCCAGCTCTGTCGATTCAGGTCAAGGGCGAGATCAGCCTGATTGACAACCTAAAGGTGTTCGGCGCCGAGCTGACCAGGTTTATTGCTGCGGTGCCACAAAACCCGTCCACGGATCAAGAATTCGCCGATGCCGAAGCTGCGATCAAAACGCTGGAAAAGGCCCAAACAGCCCTTGAGGCAGCCGAAGCCGGGGCGCTGGCACAGACAGCCAGCATCGACGAGATGCGCCGCACCGTGGCCCTGTACGCCGGTCAGGCACGCACAACGCGGTTGATGCTCACCAGGTTAGTCAAGAATCGCAAAGAATCCATCCGGTTCGAGATTGTGCAGGGCGGTAAGGATATGCTCGCAGCTCACGTAGCCACCCTGACAAAGCGCCTGGGCAAGCCGTACATGCCTGTGATCCCGGCCGACTTTGCCGGAGCCATCAAGGGGAAAGGAGGCGGGAAGAACCCGATTGCCAGCTTACGCAATTCTGTCGATACCGAGTTGGCCCGCGCCAAGATCGAAGCCAACGCCATTGCCGACCGCATCGGCCTGAACCTGAATACGCTGCGCGAACTCGGGTCAGAGTATAAATTCCTGTTCGCCGACGTAGCGCAGATCGTCCTAAAGGAACCCGACGACCTCGCAGCGCTGGTCAAGGTCCGCATCGCCGACCATGCCGCCTCCGAGGTCAAACGCCTAGAAGCCGAACGATCGCGCATCCGCGCCGAAGAAGCCGCAAAGCTGCTCGCCGAGCAGCAGGCAAAGGAAACCGCAAGCCAGCCGGCAAACGTCACTGCGCCCGGGCATCCCGCCCAACTGGCTGGCGCTGCGGTTCCAATCAAACCCGTCGTAACGCTCACGGCATCCGGTAAGGTGATTCCTTCGGATACGGCGATCATTCACGCGGTAGCCGTAGCATTCCAGGTTGACGACGCGACGGCCCTGGAGTGGATCTGCGTTATGTTCGGGCTGATGGCTGCGGGGACTGAGGAGTAACGAAATGGATAAAGATCAACCCGCAGCGGCGCAGGTGCCGCGTAGTGATACCGGCTCCGCGCAGTCGTCTAGCATGATGGAGAGTCATGCGCCTGTGCTGTCTGCGGCCCAGATCGACGCGCTGGAGGCGCTGCTAAAGACAGTAACCCCGCTCACATGGGCAGATCATGCAGGCAAAATATGGAACGTCGCTCCCGCCCTGCTCGCTTCCGCACGTAGAGAGGCGAGGCTGGAGGCATTGCTGCGCGAATCGTTGGTGCGCCTCAATAAGCACTGGAGCGATGAAACCGAACGTCTCTGCGAGGACATCGCCAAGGAGCTTAAACATGAGTCTTGAATATTGTCAGCAACACGGACGATGGAACAGCAACAAACATGACGATTGTCCAAAATGTAAAAGAGAGGATCGAGCTACGATGCAGCGAGACTTTGAGCGCTCAATTTACGAGCGCTATCCTCCTGGGGATGACGCTGGTGATTACGTTCGCACTGAGGATCACGAACGTCTTCTCGCCGCCAAGGAAGCCGAACTTCGCGCAGATCGCGGCCAAGAATATAGACTCCAGCAACAACACATTGACACGCTCAAAGAGGAAATTGAATCGCTGAAGTTTGCCGTTCGTGATTTACAGAACGGCCTTACAAGCAAGGAAGCCGAACTCAGGGAGGCGAATGCGCAGCTCACCGACGAGCGCAAACAGCACGCGCTCGCAGATGGTAAGCGCGCGAATAGGATTGCGGCGTTGGATGAGCAGCTCGCCGAGGCGAATGCGAGAACGGAGGAACAAAAGAACGGATGGGGCGTAGCATTCAAGCGAGCCGCTCAATTACAGGATGAAGTTAAGGCCGAGCGCAAGGCGAGGGAGGAGGCGGAACGCAATGTCCGCGATTGGATTGATGACAACGGTCCTGGCGGATGGATAGACAGGATGCGCAGAGAGGTTGAACGCCTGCGACCATTTGAATCCCTTGCCACCGCGCTCCAGGCGAAGGCGGAGGATCTAACGAGGCACGCGGATGCGCTAGCGAAAGGCTGGACAATTGTCTCTCACCACAAGCCTGCTGCTGTTGTCGCCTACGACCAATGGAAGGCCGAGCAGGAGGGGAATTCATGATCACAGCAAAGCCGGTAGAGACTATCTATTCAGCCATCGGAATGCGTGTTAGGTACATACGCGAGGCAATCGGTATGACGCAGCAAGACTTAGCAAAAGCGTGCGGCCTCACCCGCACCAGCCTTGTGAATTTTGAGAACGGGAAACAGCGCTGCATGTTACACACTATTGAACAAATGGCGAAGGCGCTTAACAGTAGTCCTAAGCATCTACTTCGAGGACTATGGACATGACCTCGCGCCCGGAGCGTGAAGTGCCTACGCCTGAAACGGATGCTCTCGTTTTCTGGCATCACTACGAAAGTCAAAACGATGGCCCGTGCGAAGTTGTGGTTGCTGACCACGCTCGCAAACTAGAAGGACAGCGCGACTCTGTCCTCGCCCAGCTTGCCGCGCTGCGGGTCAATACAGAGATATTAGCTATAGCCAAACGCATGACCACGACAAGTTCTTGGGAACACTTCGGCGTTACGGAAGCCAATGAATGGGATGATGCTGCACTGAAATGCGCTCGTGAATTATTGCGTATTGGCTCCATCCGCTCCCTCGACCTCGGCGACATGGGCGCGGAGATTGGAAGGGATGCGGAGAGGTATCAGTGGCTTCGCGATAACGTCGAATACATTGGAGAAACGAGAACGTGGGATGAAGTGGTTGCGTATGACAAACAAGGAAGAAAAGTCCTGGAGAGCAAGCAGGAAACATTTTGGACTTTCAGCATAACGGATGATTGGCGACTATGTATGACGCAAGACGAAAAACCAAATCTTGACGCCGCCATCGACGCCGCCCTCGCTGCGGGGAAGAAATAATGCTGACCGACAAATTAACCTACCGCTACGAGCGCCTGGACGGTGACATTGACGAACTGGTTCCGGCATCGTTCGCACGCGAACTTGAAGCGCACTGCGAAGCGATGTCCGCGTACTCGGCAGGTCACTCATCGGTTTGCAACTGCGCGGCCTGCGCGTATCTCAAGTTCCGGGCGGGGAAGAAGGCGACGTGAGCCTGACTGTAATTAAACCAATGGAGAAACCATGAAAAAGATCGTAATAGAAGTTGCTGGTGAAGGACTTGAAAAACTGCTTGGCGAGCGCGTAACTTTGTTCTGCGCTAACTATATTTACACTGGCAAGCTGGCAGGCGTCAATGAAAGCTACGTCTTGCTGACACAAGCGGCAGTGGTGTACGAAACCGGCCCGTTTGGTGACAAGAAGTGGAAGGATTCACAAGACCTACCTGATGAATGGTACGTGCAAATCCATGCAATCGAGAGCTTCGGACGCCTGAAATGAACCTGAACGTACAACGATGTCGTTATAGACGCTGGTCGCGGTCGCGGTCGCGGTCGGGGTCGTGGTCGGGGTCGGGGTAATCAACGTGAGCCTGAACGCCCGAGAAGCTGCTGAGTTGACTAAGCCTTGGCGCGAGAACAATTCGACGCCGCCATCGGCAAGGAGCGCGAAGGTGGGTGATCTAACAGATTTTAAGCTTCCCAAGCAGTGGCGTCAGTGGTGCCGCAAGGCTCGTCTGACTCGGCATGGCCGGAGTGGTCAATTCCATCATAGTTGGTGGTATCTCAAGGGACATGGAAGATATTGGCGTGTAAATGACAAGGGGATGTTTCAATGTGGTGACACCTATGATGAATTTGATAGGTGGGCACTTTGTTCGATTATTGAAGTGCCGCTTCCGAAAACGGAACGAGAATTCTGCGACTATGTCGCCAAGCTCCAAGTGACGCGGAGTGGATGATGAAATTAGAGCCACCTTCTTATCCCTGCATGTGCGGATCCTTCGATACGTGGCACCCACAATTGGCCATTTCAAAACTGGACGAATTGTGATGCTTGACCTTTTACTCGTCAACGCCCCTTCGCGCGTACGCGTCTATGACGCGTTGACCGAATTCGCAGCGATTGAGCCGCCTGTGTGGGCGGGGCTGATCGCCCGCGCTGTGTTGAATGTTGGTTTTAGTGTGCAGATTCTCGACGCCGAGGCGGAAGGGTTGACTGTTGAGGAGACGGCTCTGCGTGTTGGCAATGCGCAGGCGCGACTGATCGCCTTCTCGATCTACGGCCAACAACCCTCGGCCTCAACGCAGTGTCTGCCAGCGGCGAGTGCCGTCGCACAGATAGTTCGGCGCACATTCTCCCCGCCCCCGCCGATACTCGCCTTCGGTACGCATCCTTCGGCGCTGCCGAAGAAGACCCTGCGCGAGGAACCATTCGATTACGTCTGTCAAGGAGAGGGGCCGCGTACCATCAAGCAGCTTCTAGTGGCATTGTATCCAAATCTTTTGCTTTCTGAGAGTGATGTTCCTGGGTTGTGGCGTCGTCCCGGGGTAACCACACAGGCTGCGGCACCGAATATCATCGATCTCGATACCGAACTCCCCTGCCAAGCCTGGGAGCTGCTCGACATGACGCAGTATCGTGCGCATAATTGGCACCTATGGACTGGAGATCCGAAAGGCGGCTACGCCAGCGTGCAGACCTCGCTCGGCTGCCCGTTCAAATGTGAGTTCTGTTGCATTCAGGCCCCATTCGATGACGCCAGCCCGCGCATGCGTTATTGGTCGGCTGCGAACGTCGTCGGCCAAATCGCGCGACTCGTGAACGACTACGGCATCACTAACATTAAGATCCCTGACGAGATGTTCACGCTGAACCCGGCACGAGTAAAAGGGATCTGTAAGTTACTTCTTCAATGTCGGGCTGCGAATAAGAGTTTCGATAATCTTAATCTCTGGGCTTACGCCCGCATCGACACCGTGAAAGACGATTATATGTTAGCCATGATGCGAAGCGCAGGGTTTCGCTGGCTGGGCCTGGGGATCGAATCCGGCAGCAAGCATGTGCGCGACGGCGTCGAAAAGGGACGATTCAGCACCGAAGACATCTTCGCCGCGGTCGCTGGTGTTCGAGCCGCAGGCATCTGCGTCGGCGCCAACTACATTTTCGGCCTACCCGACGACACGCGCGAGTCGATGCGCGAGACGCTCGACCTCGCCTGCGCGCTGAACACGGAGTGGGCGAACTTCTACTGCGCGATGGCGTACCCTGGTTCCGCGCTTCACATGCAAGTATCGCGCGAGCACCCGGAATGGCTGCCAGAGAACAATCCCTGCGGCTGGATCGGGTACTCGCAGCATGCCACGGAGTGCCTGCCACTACCGACGGCGACGCTTACCGCCGCTGAAGTACTAGCGTTCCGCGATGACGCCTTTATTGCTTATTTCTCGCGCCCGGAATACAGCGCCATGCTTATCGATAGACTCGGGGTGCCTGCCGCGCAACAAGTTGAGCGCATGTTGATTGCTGGTCAACCGAAACGAAATCTGTTGGGGGAGCGCCGATGACTCTCCTCCGCGCCATTCTCTGGTGGATCGCCTGCTTCCTTGCAGCGGTGCTGTGTGGGCTGATCTTGGCTGGTTGTTTTTCGACACCCTACTGGGTGCTAGATTCCGATCCAGTCCCCATTCGCGCAATCATCCACGTCGACGCAGTTATCTGCGGCGGCGCCACATCACAGGATTACTATGGCTGCGCGGATCGTGAAACTGGCATAATCCAAATCAGCAAGCAGCACCCATACCCCGAGTGTAGCGAGATGCACGAGCGCAAACACATGGCTGGCTGGTCACATCCTGAAAACGCACCGCTGGCGCGCGCTTTCGATTGCGGGGATGGAAGGATCTATCCTTTTCCAATTGGGTGGTGACACAAATGAACCGACGCGAATTCTTGCAATCATTGCTCGGCGCTACCGCGGTCGCCGCGCTACCTACAGCTGTGCTTGCTGCGGCAGAAGCCGAAGTGGCCCCGTTGGCCGACTCTGTGCAATCGTGGACAACAAGCAATTATTTCTTCTCGGTTTTTGTCAAGAGAGAACACATCAAAACATTTTCGACGATTATGGGGTCGAACGGCTCATTGCTAACCATCGAGAAGCCAATGTGGGAGCGGATCGGTTTCAGCATCAGCCAGGAACTTGGCGACGCGCTCTCATCAGACCAATCAATGTGCAGCGGCGCCGGCACCCAAGTATTGGAGAGGGTACTGAAGATCATCAATCAGGATGCGGCTGATTTCCAAATGGCACAACTCGAACGCCTCCCGTACTCACCAACGTTCAGCTCACTCCAGTTCGCTGAAGAACCATATGCATTGCCATATAACGGAATCCGCCGTGTTCAGAATAAACTGCCTCGCTCGGAGAGGTTCGAATGACCGGCATCGTCCGTAAGCCGTGGGGGCGCGAGTACTGCGCGTTTCGCAACGAGCACGTCGCCATTTGGGTGTTAGAAATCCGCGCAGGGGAACGAACTTCACTTCACGCGCACCCACACAAGAATACAGCCTTCATTGTACTGTCTGGCATGGTCGACCTGTCCTTTATTAGAGACTCGCCTCGCAGAATGATTGGGCTCGATAAGCTTAACGTTTTCCGTGGTCGGTTCCATTCGACGCACGCACTTGACGATGCGATATTGCTAGAAGTCGAGGCGCCCGACGCAAAATCGGACATCGTGCGTATGGAAGACAGCTACGGTCGCGCCGCTGAGCCACTGGAGCAGCCTACCGAACTGCTCGACGAGACATGTTTTCAGCCAATTGCATGGTGGCGGAACGGCGGTATAGAACACTTCGCTGGCTGCACTTTGGAGTTTGTCAGCGATATAGCCTGCCCTTACTATGACAATGAGACAGGTATCTTCGTGGTATTGCGCGGCGGTCTGGAGCGCGGACTACTGCCACCTGGTGATGCGGTGGATGGTGCGACCTTTGCCTGCATGCGGCACCAGTTCAAACCAATTCATGATTCACAATTTTTGTTGATTAGGAAGAGCACGATATGGTATCCATAATCATCACACACACCGGGTATCAAGACCAGGAAGTCATCTACCCATACTACCGACTACTCGAAGAAGCAGCCAAAGGTACTATCAATACGCCATTGATAGCGTCAGATGTCGGTCGCGGAAAGGTGCGCGGTATTCTAGGCACAGATATCGAGTCACATCTGAGCTTGCGTTCAGACGATCTTTCGTACAGCATCGATTTGCTCGTATTGCCTGGTGGCGTGAAGGCTATGGAGAAGCTGCGCCAGAACGGCGGCGTCATCGACTTCATCGCCGAGGCCAATCGGCGCGGCATCACGATCGCGGCGATGTGCAGCGGCGTGCAGCTCCTCATCTCCGCGAAGGTGCTGAAGGGGCGGCGCGTCACGATCTATCCGGCGTTCGCGGTAGATGTTGAGAATGCGGGCGCTGAGTACGTCGATGCTCCGGTCGTCACGGACGGAAACCTCGTCACGTCACCACATTACCGCCACTTGGGCGAATGGGTGGCCGAGGCGATCCGCGTCGCACGGGACGGCAAATGAAACTAACGAGCGACATGATTGTGGATGGCTGCCTCGCTGTTCTGTTCTGGCCGATCAAAGCGATCGATTGGCTGCTGCCGGCAGGGGTTCTGCGGTTCATTGGTTATATCGTGGCAATGCCGGTCTTTCTGGCGACGCTATTAATCAGTTTTCCGCTCGTAATCTTCGCGCTTGTCGTAATGCTGTGGCAGGTCGCGAATGACGACTGATTTCCTCACTAGCGTCTACGAAAAAGCCGCGCTTTGTCGCGCTTTCGAGGAGGAGTGCGAGCGCCAGATCCGCGCGGGTCGTGTCAAGTGTCCGGTCTACCTCAGTACAGGGCAAGAGTATGCCGCCGCGACCATTGCCACATGGTGCGAGGACCACAAGATAGAACCGCAGATTTTTGTGCAGCACCGTGCGCATTCCGTCTACCTCGCATTCGGCAATGATCCGGCGGAACTCGTGCGCCAGATCCTGTTTGGCATGGAAGGCAGTAACTGCATCCAGGCGCCCAACATCTACGGCCACGACGCGCTGCTCGGCACGCAGGTGCCGATTGCCGTGGGTGCTTGTTACGGGAATCGGCGACCGACGGTGTGCTTTCTCGGGGATGCTGCTGCCGAGGAGGACTACGCGCTCGCGGCGTTCGGCTGGGCGGCGACGCAGCGGCTGCCGATCCTGTTCGTAGTCGAGGACAACGGACTGTCAATACTGACAAAAACGAAGATTCGGCGAAGTTGGGAGATTGTGGACGCGGCGCACGGATTTGGTATGCACGCGGATAACACAACAGATGATCCGGCTCAGTTATACAAAATGTTGAGTTACGATAACCATCGATCTCATATTGAAGATTGGCCCCTGTTAATCAACGTCCGCACTACTCGCTTACGCTGGCATTCTGGCGCTGGCAGTGACGGCCCAGCGTTCGACCGGCACGCGGAGGTATCCAGGCAATTCCACCCGGGCGAGGTGACGAAGGTCCACTTACGCGCCGAAACCATTGCGAGGGAAGCATGGGTATAGAACAGGGCGCAGTTTTTCAAGATCAACAAGGGCGAAAGTACGTGTTCATCAACAGCAACCCGCACAAAGGCATGGTTGTCTACCTTAAACCAGATGGCAGCTATCCGTGTGCTGGTGAACGTAATGATACCTATACGAGTTGTAATTGCGGATTCCCACATAAACCGTGCAGCAGGACACTGGCACAATGACAACTCTTCGCGAGACGATCCGCGAGCTGACAGCGCGGCACCTCGACGCCGGCCACCTCGTCATGGGGCAAAACCTAACTGCTGTCGGCTGGGTCGGCGGCACACTGCCTGAGCGCCATGACATGACCGAGTTGCCGATGAGCGACGTCGCCAATTCCGGGTTTGTCGTCGGCGCGGCGCTCGCTGGGCGCCGCCCGATATACGTCGTCAGATATCAAGGGTTTCAGCACCTCAATGCTGCAATGATCGTCAACTACGCCGCCAAGTCCAAAGCACTATGGGGCCGATCGTGCCCGCTGCTCGTGCGCTCGATCGCGATGGAGGGCGGAATCGGGCCGACCTCCGGCTCCTCGCACCACTCGCTGTTCACGCGCATGCCGGGCGTGAAGGTGTTCGCGCCGATGACGCCGGGCGAGTGGCGCGCGGCGTACGACGAGTTCATGGCGGGAGACGATCCTGTCTACCTGTCCGAGCACCGCGGCGCGTACGAAAACGATGCCGAGCTTCCGTCGCATAGAATTCACACCCGCTCGCGCGCTGATGTCATGCTGTTCCCGATTTCAATAACGCGCTTCACGGCGCTGCAGGCTGCGGCGGAGTTAGTTGACGAGGGGATTGTTGTTGGCATTTGTCATATCTCACAGTTGAAGCAGTTTCATATTTCCGATGATGTTAGTGCTGATCTTGAGTGGACGCAGTTCGGCGGCATCGTCCTCGACGACGACTACGCAAGCGGCGTGGCCTCCGACATCGCGCAGCAGCTCCACACGCTTACCAGCGCGCGAATGCGTGTGCTCGCGCTACCTGACCGCACAGCAGGGTTCGGGCCTGGGATGGATGTACTGCCACCAAATGCAGAGCGAATTAAAACTTTTGTGAAGGAGATCGTACGATGAGCGGTCACGACATGACGGTTGAGAACAAACCTTGGAGTCCAAAGATGGTGCGCCTTACATCAATCGGAAATGTTGAAGTGTGCAATGGTGAACCTACATCGGTTTACATTGACCCATGGTGCATCGCCCTTGTGAATCGAGCCTACGGAGCATGGAACACCTGTGACCCAAACTTGAAGAATGAGAAAATCACGTGCACAACAGTCTGGCTACGCGGAGCCGCTCAGGCCAACATCCTGGTACTAGAAACTCCTGAGGAGGTGGCCCAACGTCGCGACGCAGCACTGGACATTCCAACAAGATTAGAAGCGGTGAAGTGATGGACATCGCTATCCTCTGCGGCGGGTACGGCACGCGGCTCGCAGGGCTGTGGGACGGGCCGAAGTGCCTGGTGCCGCTCGGCGACGACTTGCCAATCTTGCACCACATCCTCATACGCGTTCACAAGCTACGCCCGCGACGCATACATCTACTAACTGGATACAAGAGCGAAGAGATAATAACGTATTTGCGACAAGCGAGCCTGTTACGGCCTAACCTACTCGTGCTGCACGGGGAGCCACGCGGTACGGCGACAGCGCTACGCAATGCAGCGATTGCACCCTATGCTCTCGTGCTGAACGGAGACACGCTACCGCTCTACGATCTCTCGGAACTGATTAATACTTGGGCACAACTGAGCACAATCGACGTGTTGCTCGCGCGGGTCGGAGCGCTGCCGGCCGGCGCGACGATCCTCGGGACAAACGCTCTGAAGCTGCTCGCTCATTCGACAGAAACCGATTTTTCGCGATGGTTAAACGTCGAGGCGTTCAACTCTATGCGCAACGTGTTCGTGGCCGGGTTCCTCGACGTGGGGACGCCGGAGGGATACGCGCTGGCGAGAAGGTGGAAGCCATGATCTTCACCCGCACCCCGTACCGCGTCAGCCTGTTTGGGGGTGGCAGCGATTACCCAGAACATTTCTTGACGCACGAGGGCGCCGTGCTAGGGATGGCGATAGATAAATACGTCTATATTGGCGTCAAGCGTATGCCTCCAGGCCAGGGGCCGCGGTATCGCATCGTGTATTCCAAGATCGAGGACGTGATGGAGATCGATCAGATCCAGCATCCGGCCGTGCGCGGTTGCCTGCAGCGCCTGAACATCAATGAACCGCTGGAGATTGTCTGCACAGGTGATCTCGCCTCCGGCGGCGGACTCGGCGCATCGTCAGCATTCGTCGTCGGGTTGCTGCATGCGCTACGCCTGCACTCTGGGACGCATGAACTAACTGTTACTCCAGCCGCGCTCGCCAATGATGCTATCTATACCGAACGCAATGTAATTGGCGAAGCCGTCGGATACCAGGATCAATTACTGACCGCGCATGGCAATATGAATTTTATCAGATTTGGAGCCAATGGATGGACGATACATCCAGTGGTAATGTCGTCGGAACGCCTCGGAAAGCTGACAGATTCGTTAGTTCTCGTGTATTCCGGCACTATGCGCCATGCTCATGTCATGGCTGCTAAACAGGTTGCTCGCGTCGCGCCGAACGCCGCATTGCTCGATGAACTCGCGCGCTCTGCCAGCGCCGGATTACATCTGCTGCGCAACGAGAATTTAAACGACCTTGGAGATCTACTGCATGACTCATGGCGAATAAAGCGCGATTTGCACCCAGAGATCAGCTCCCCCGAGATTGACCGCCTCTACTCGCACGGGCTATCGCTCGGCGCTCTCGGCGGGAAGCTATGCGGCGCCGGGGGTGGAGGGTTCCTGCTGTTCTTCGTGCCGCCGGAAAAGCGCAAACACTTCGAGCAACACATCGGTGCGCCATGCGTTAGATTCCGCATCGCGCCGCGAGGAACGCACGTGCTGGTAAATGAGCCATGAGCGCCCCATTCTGGCCGCTGGCAGTCAACACTTGGGGTGACGAGGAGCGTGCCGCCGCGCACCACGTCATCAATTCAGGACACCTAACGATGGGCGAAGAGGTCGCCGCCTTCGAGCGCGAGTTCGCGGCCTACGTTGGCTCTAAGCACGCCATCATGGTGAACTCCGGGTCGTCGGCCAACCTACTCGCCGTCGCTGCGGTATGTCATCAGCGAATGGTTCATGGATTCGATTACTGTGGCGGAGGACCATACGAGGATGGCGCATTCACAGTCGTCGTTCCAGCGATCGCGTGGGCGACGACCTACGCGCCGCTAAACCAGTACGGGTTCGCTTTGCGAGTGATCGACGTGGACCCGAAAACGCTGAACGCCACAACGAACGGCGCGAGAGGCGCGATTCGCGAAAACACGGTCGGCATCGTCGGTTGCTCTGTGCTCGGACATCCGGCGCCTGTAGACACAATGCGCCAAATTGCCGATGCACGCGGCATATTCTTTATCGAAGATAACTGCGAGTCGATGGGCGCGCGGATAGGGCGCCGATTCTGCGGAACATTCGGGCATATCGGCACATTTTCGACCTTCTTCAGCCATCACATCAGCACCGGCGAGGGAGGCTTCCTGGTCACTGACGACGACAAGCTGCACGAACTGGCAGTGTGCCTGCGCGCTCACGGCTGGGCGCGCAATCTGCCTGACGATTCGAAGCTGCGCGCACGGCCCAATGCTCCGGGCGACTACCAGTTCGTGCTGCCAGGCTACAACCTGCGGCCGACCGAGCTCGCCGCCGCTGTAGGCCGCGTGCAGTTACGCCGTCTGAACGACATGAACCTGGCGCGAATCAAGAACTGGGTCGTATTTCTGGAGCAATTCGGTGAGATCCACCGCGACATCATGATCCAGCACAGTCTATCAGACACGTATCCGGTTCCGTTCGGGTTCACGCTCGTGTTCAAAAACACTGCAGAGCGCGAGGAGGCCGCTGGCAGGATGCATGGTGCGGGTATAGAGTACCGCATGATCACAGGTGGTTGCCTCACTGAGCACCCGTCCGCGCGCCTCTACAACTGGTGTGCTCCAGGCGGATTGCCACACGCTCAGCACGCCCATCATTGTGGCCTGTTCGTCGGCAATCACCCAGTCGATCTCACCGTGCAAATTGGGCGATTAGTTGAGGTGCTGAGATGAACATTCTCATCACAGGCGGCGGCGGATACCTGGGTTCGGTGTTGGTGCCGGCGTTGCTGGCTGTCGGTTACCAAGTCACAGTGGTGGATACCTTTTTGCATGGGATACCATCCCTCATAGCTCATATGTACAGGCGCAACCTCATAGTAATTCGCGATGATGCCCGCAGCACCGCCACCCTGCGCCGCGCGCGCGAGTACGATGTCATCATCCCGCTCGCCGCGCTGGTCGGCGCGCCGGCATGCGATCTGGACCCAGTGACCGCAGTCAGTCTGAATCACATCGCGGTGGAAGATTTGATCGGTAAAGTGTCGCGCGACCAGACGATTCTATTTCCATGCACAAATTCTGGCTACGGGATTGGGGGTGGTAGCCTGTGTACTGAGGACTCGCCACTGATGCCTGTCTCACTCTACGGTCGCACGAAGGTCGAGGCGGAGCGCGCCGTACTCACACACCCGCGTGGCGTCTCGCTGCGGCTCGCGACGCTGTTTGGCTCTTCGCCACGCATGCGGCTCGACTTGCTAGTCAACGATTTCTGTTACCGCGCCGTGCGCGATCGAGCGATTGTGCTGTTTGAACCTGAATTTCGACGCAATTTTCTGCATGTACGTGACGCGGCTTCGGCGTTTCTCTTCGCGCTGCAACACGAACGGTTATTCCACGGGCGCATCTTCAATGTCGGCAACACCGCCGCCAACATGACCAAGCGCCAGCTCGCTGAGGTCGTGCGTGCAGAAGTTCCCGGCTGCGAGATCCTCGTCGCTACGACTGGTGCCGATCCTGATCAGCGTGATTATGTCGTGTCCAATGCCAGGATCGAGGCACTTGGCTGGCGACCGACGAATGCCTTGCATGATGGCGTATGCGAACTGGTGCGAACATGCCGCGGGATGCCGATGGATCGAACGCCATGGAGAAACGCTTAATATACCCGGCATTCTGTATTTCTTGCTGACCGCTAAAGTCTTGGCTGGATATCACAGCAACAACGACTCATAACTCATCGCGGCTAGCTTTCTTCTTGACTGTATCTTTTCGCGCCTCCGCCGCCCAGGCCGCGTACGTCATTCCTGGAACATGCCCCGTATCGCGGAACACCTGCCAATCAGCCCGTGCCCGATCGTCGGCCCAGAAAATACGCAGGTGCGACGCAGGTGCCCGCACAGTCAGTCGGCACCAAGGCTCGCCCCCGTCTGTCCACGCCCGAATCACGGTGCCGATTGGATGCTCGGTATAGAGTCCGTGCTGAGCCAGAACGGCCTCGTGCCGAGTGCACCACCATGCGAAATCACCATCAACTGTGTCCCTGCGGTCCCCGGTCTCAGCGGTGAGTGCCAAGTACCCCGTGGGTAAGTCTATCTGCGTCTCGGCTCTGAATGCCGTTACGACGGCCTCGATACGACGTTCCAAGTCGCGCGTGTCTTCCACTGCTCGTTTCGTGTTCATTTTAACCTCCATTGACCGTGATCCAAGATGAGCCCAGAACCAGACGTGACGCTCACGGTATCGTCGTCGTGCATTATTGCGCGCTCTGATTCGATAAATTCGCTGTTGCGCCCAGGCGGTCTCACGACACACACTCCGTGTAGATTTACCCCGTAATTGCCCTCGCGTAGCAGCAGGCGACCGAACTTGTTAGGGTAGACTCTCAAGCGTCTTCTCTTTCCCGCTGGCAGGATTCAACGAGCACGCAGTTTTTCTATGAGATCGATCAACGCATTCATCCGCCGAGCGTTAGCCGAGCATCGGCTGGCGTTCTCGGCGTGGACAATGAGGATGTCGTCGGGGCCAACTGTACTGGCGGTGCCGGGCGCCTGAGCAGATCCACTGGAATCTGAGAAAACGGGTTGTCCGGCTTGGTCTGTCCAGGCGGAGTCATACTCGCGCACGAACTGAGCAGTAAAACGAAGGGAAGTAGCGAGCCTAAGACCAGCGCCGGCAGAAGATGCGCTTTCAGGTACTGTTCGAAGCGGTGCATCACAGTTCTCCACCACGAGCGGCACTCCGGCACGCGCGGCTGCTGTTCGCGCTGCACGCCATCGGGCATCAGCATCACGGGCGCGATCCTGCGCAATCGCAAGTTGCTTGGATTGCTGAGCGGCGATTCGATCACGCTCGACCCTTTCGTCGGCCGCTTTTTTCTGCGCTTGCCGATTCGCATCAGCCCACTCGGCTTGCTTGATTTCTTTTCCACGGACGATGCCTGCGGACGTTTCCAACGTGTGATCGATCCAAGCGTAGATGCCATAGAGTCCTCCAACGACCGCGCCAGCGGCCAGCAAGTACAGCCAGATTACGGCGATAACGCCGCGCTGATATTTCATGCCCGACCTCCGCAGTCCACGCCGCGCCCCCAAGCTGCATATTTCGGCGCGTGCTTGAAGATGATCCAACGTGGATACATCCGGCTCGCCTCGAAATTCTGCGTGCTCTGGCCGGCGTTGATCAGTTCGGTCGCGCCGAACCAGCGACCGGGCGCAGGCGACCTCTTCTGCGCACGCTGCACGTAGCCAAGGCCAGCGTTGTATGCCTTAAGCCCTGCACCCCACCGATCGCATTCGCCGTCGGCCAGCACCTTGCCGACGTTAAACCCATCCAGGCGCACCATCGCTCGAATTGCCCATTTCGGATCATAGGGCTGCGGCTCGCCGAGTTCCGGGTAGCGCTCGGCGATCCACTTGGCGGTCGGATCCATAAACTGCGCGAGGCCACGGCCGTTGTCGAACGCCGTCACGCCAGCGCGCCATCCGCTCTCCTGGTGGATCTGTCCAGCCAGGTAGTCGATCGGCGCGCGCAGGCCCAGCGTGAAGTGCGCCTCACGGGTGAGATCCGGCCGGTACTTCAGCGCGACCGCGGGGACCTGGGATGGTGTCGGTGATGGTTCAGGCGTCTGCGTTGGCGTAGGCGTGGGCGTGACGACCGGCACGGGCTGGAGCGCCGCACTCGGAGGCTCCTCTTTCTCACCGCACGCAGCGAGCATGAGCATCAGGAGAACGGCGAGCCTCATAGTCCCGTCGACACCGCCAGCATCGCCGCCGCCATCACGATCGCGCGCCGAATCTGCCATAGGTCGGAGCCTGTGTTTCCTTTCCAGACCGATTTGAACGCGTGGATATCCAACTTGTAACCGACGAAGCCGGCTACCGTTACATTGCCCAATTTCCAGCACAGAGTTTGCAGTTGCGGTTGTGATCCGAAGGCAAGGAGCGCGAGTGCATAGAAAAATGCCGCGAATAGCAGCCACTGAACCATCCTAAATTTGTCTTTCATTTACGGTTCTCCTTTCATGTCATGGGCAGAACGGTCCGCCGTTACCGGGTGACGATTGCAGGCACCAGTAGACGTGATCGAATGACGCACAGCCGGCGATCAGGCCGAGAATGAGGCCGATCATCAGACAGGCCGCACACTTACTCAGTACCGGATGAGCAATCTGCCAGTCCCAAATAGCGGCAGTTACGAGAAGGAATTTAGCCCGCAGCCACGCCCAGATCTTGAGCATGTCGGCTTTGTATTCTTCTTGGCTGGGAGTCATGACCCCACTACCTGACCATCCGCCGACCAGATGAACTCAGCAACAGGCCGGTGCATCCGGCAGCCCACGCAGTACGTCGATCCATAGAATTTCGGGTCGCGGGCATATGTAGCCGATAGCTGATAGCCCATCGCTGTTTCAGTACCACAGGCGTTCCCAGTCCTTCCGTGCTTAGATGCGTCGCTCGGGTCGGTCTCATGACCGCCGATGCCGACATGAATGTACTTATTGCGGAACGGCCGCACATAGCCTTTGGCCAATTCCTCGTCGCTCAACACGAGGTATTTTTCGTTCATCGGGACCGGCTTGTCGTCGCTGCCATGGCCCAGTGCGGGGTCTTTCGGGTCTGTGGTCAAGCCCATTGTCAAATCTCCCTTACTTGAGAAAATATGGATACCGGAATCGCCGTGACGGTCAGGTCGTCGAAGAACAGCACGACGATCCCAAGTGGCGATAGTGTCCAGCAGCCTTGAAACACCCTGCCCAGTGCTGTCCATTCGGCGCGACGCGGCAAGTTCACCACACGCTCTTTCAACTCGCACGGATCCGAGTAGATCACGATGCGCACGCCGTCGCGCTCGATCTGCGCGAGCGGCTCGGCAGAGGCGAGCGAGGCCGTCAGCAGCAACAACACAAAAAACAGCGCAAGAAATATTTTAATTATTTTTTTCTCAAACATTTCAATGCACCAAAATGGGTAACTCATTGATGGTTCGTTGTACAAACTGATTTCGCAAAATTGCATTGTCTATACTTAAAGTGTGAGGACAGCTCACACTTTCGATCTTTAACATTGGAGGAAACATGAATCGCACGCAAGCACTACGCAAGGCCATAAAGTTGTTTGGCAAGAATGCCACCGTGAAAGATTACGGGCCTGCTTGGCCAAGTTCGCACGAAGCGCGGGCGATAGCCAGAACGGCATTCAAAGAGTTGCGTGAACAATGCAAAACTCCAGAACTTCGCAAAGAGCATCGCAAGAAACTTGATAGGCTTCAATCTGAATCTTTGCACTATCGGTTCTGCATTGGGAAAATAGAAATGGGCATGTTCAACGCTATCAAAGCCTGCGGAGACTCGTGGGAAGGATGCTTTAGAGCATTGACTGAACAGCCTAACTTCGGCACTGCTCACGAACAACCGCCGCAGCTTAGTCAAGCCGCATAACCTAGCCCCGCTTCGGCGGGGTATTTTTTTGCTCACAGTATTTTCCCGAGCACGAACCCGAGCACGAACCCGAGCACGAGCCAGCCCGCAGCGTGAACCACGCGCGGGTGCGCCTTCAGCCACACCAATACGTCCGAGAACGTAGCGGCGATTTTGGCTCTCGTTTCATGTGTCATTCGACGCTCGCAAGATCCGACTGCTTGACGAGCTTGATCGCAGCCATGCAGTCGATGCGTCGCTTGTAGCTCTCGCCATGCGCGATGATCTCGCCATTGCCGGCGCGAAGTCTCCAACGGAATTGGCCGGTGCGTGTGCGGTAGACCTCGAACTTGGAGTTGATCATCGCAGTATCTGCGACCAAATTGTCGAAAGCGCCCAGAAGAAAGTTCTCATAGAACAACCTCCATTCGTTTTAGATATGCCGCTTTCCCGGATCTCATTTTTTCGTAATATGAATCTGGTCTTAACTTGGCTTTTGCGCTCATCTTTGCGCGCGTTTCAAGAGATAGTGGTACCCCCTTTCTGCTTGGAGCAAAGCGAGCCACTTGTAAATTAGCGAGGTTTCGCTCCCGCATTAATTTTCCGGCAATGCTCATTTTTTCTTTCGTTGCTTTTGTTTTGCGTTTCCCTATAGATGACCGACTCATTTTTAATCTAGTTTCATAAGAAAGTTTCACGCCTAATTTCATATTTCTCAATTTCTGTTTTGTTTCTTCTGAATGCTTATAGCCAAAGCTGGAGCCAGCGGTGGGTGTTTTGTTGTATTCTGGATTTAGTGCCTTAAAACATATCTGCTCAAAAATTAATAGCTGTTCTGGAGTGCATATTAAAAGTGTCTTGAACGAAAATTGCGCACTACCATATTTGTTCCACGCAGACTGAAGATGCTTATTGACATGCGTGCCACAAAGCAGCCTTCTCCTATGCTCGCCCCAACGCCTGTTAATATCTATGGCGCTGCCAATATATCTTTTCCAGTTAACTAAGTTTTGGATCTGATATATACCAGCATTCATTTTAGGATCTGATTCCATATCCCACTCAATGCAAAAAAGAACAGCCCGAGGCCGATCCAGTTTGCGCGAGCTCCTGCCGGTACATTGACCCCGGCGAGCAGGAACAGAATGCAGGCAACGATTACAAGCGCGAGTGTCATGGTGTACCTCCGGTGATTTTTGATGCAATCGTAAGGATCAGGGCAATCGTGGACAACGCAGCCACGACATAGCCCATGCCCTTGCTTAGAAAGTTTCGCTCCCTGTCGTTCATGGCAGCACGCCATTCATTGGCATTCATCCGCCACTTCTCCGCATTTGTCCCAGCGTCCAGCCGCTCTTTTCCGTGAGCATGTCCAGCTTCGCGTTGATCCGGTCAAGCTGCACGATGATGCGCGCTTCGGAACGTTGAGAGTCATCGTCCTGCCTGCGGTCGATGGCGGCCTGCACGATCTGCGATGTAACGGCGGCCTCTTTCATGTAGTCCACTCTGGCCGACGTGGACGCTGCCCACCACACGACACCAGCAGTTTGCATGACGAGGACAAGGAGTGTTGCAACTGGTATCTCCCTGCCGACGTGCCACTTCCTTCTGTTTTCGTTTTCCATCGTGGAATCCTTCAAAGGATAATCGGCAGGGAGATCGTTTTCTTCCATGCTGTTCTCCGGCGTTGTTAGTTGTCAGTCCTCGCGTAGCACACGAATTGCGTGTTCACCACGGCGCCCGAGCCATCGCTGGCGCGGACATTGATCCAATAGGTTTTTCCCGGCGTCGTCGGCACGTCGAGCGATGGCAAAGGTAGGCCGAACCAAATCCGCGGCCGCGCCGGACCGCAGCGCATATAGATCGGTCCCATTACATTCCCGGCTCCGAGCTGTTCAGCATTGGCGTTCAGCGGCACGAATGATCCTTGAGATGTGCTGACGACATAATCCTTCGCCGGACCGTTTGATTCATCTACCCCTTGCAGCAGAAACCCATTCGGGTACTGAGCCACATCGGCGACGAACGGCACTGAAATAACCGAGCCACGAAGCGGCGGGACCGGCCAGAGCTGAGTAGATTGCAATGGCCACGCACCGGCAGGCGTTGAAGGTGGAGGCGGCGCCACTGGCGGCGGAAACGGTACAACGACAGGCGGCACAGTGGGCGGAGCCTCGGACGTGGTGAGCAAGTATCGCCCATCCGGTTGCTGCGTAAAGATGTAGTTCATTTGACAATCCTTAATTTTTCTTTATCTTCAAAACCAAGCAACTTCACAAGATTCCGGTGCGGAGCGGCGACTGTCCCTTTTGACTTTATTTGTTGGATTGCAGGCCAGATCGCAGACTCAAACTCCGGGTGTTGACGCATAACCACCAATTGATCGGCGGGAATCATTCCGCCAGACAACAGTAAATTTTCTGCTCGCGATATAAGTTCTTCGCGCCACTCGTCGCATTGCGCTTTTTCATGTGCTTCAGCATCCGGTAAATCCTTAAACCGACGGAATTGTTGTATTCGTTCAATGCATAGATTTATGAACGCCAATTCTGCTTGAGCACCATTAACGCACCGTGTAAGAGTATCGTTACCCCCATTCAACTCAGCGATATCAGCTTCACCCTCTAACCGTTCTGCTTCATCGCGACTCTGTATTTTTCTTTCCGCGCGCAATCGTTGTGCGCTCCGACGCAACACATTAGCTTGGTGTTGCTTAAGAGCGTCTTCGCGCCCCTCTCGCAAATCACACAGAAGCGCATAGGCACCATCTGGTGTATAGCACGCGCCGACAAGAAAATACAAAATTTGAAAATCATGATTAAGCCGATTCGTTTTTGCGTGCATCTTCAAAACCCTCCAGGTAATGATGATGATGCAGAATATTGTTGTCGTTGTATACTAAGCAACGTAGCGTAAGCCACAGCATCGCTGGAATACGTGTACTTCTCCGTTTCATCAGTCACACCGCCGCCCCAAATGCCAACAGATTTAGTTCCGGTCGCAGCGAGCTGCGATTTAGCGGACAACAAATTCGTACCACCAGCAACCCCATCACTGGCATAAGTATATTTTTCCACAGATGCGAGTAGCCCAGGTGCCCCCGCTCCAAAGTATCCGATCGTCTCACTACCAGACGCCGCATGTTGATTCCGTGCAGTAGCCAACGATGTTCCTGCCGCTGTCGTATCCCCGCTATATGTATATTTTACCGTGGTAGCGATGATGGGGGTTCCCGAATCATCATTACCAGCAGCATGAATTCCTCGTGTTGCATTACCGGCTGCCGCATGCAATCTCCGTGTCGAGGTGCCAGGATAATCCGTCCCAGCCGATACGGTATCACCACTGTATGTGTATTTCGTTACGGATTTGAGAAAAGACACCGTGTCGTAACCGCCCCCGTAATATCCAACGGTTGAAGTTCCCGCAGCGGCATGATTGCTGCGTATTGCGCTAAGATTTGTTCCCGCCACTACAGCATCAGTGGAATATGTATATTTACGTGTACTAGCAGAATGCGAACCCCCTACAATGCCCCCCGCAAACAAACCTAACGTCGAATTCCCGGCGGCAGCATCTAGGGTCACAACAGAAGCACTTAAGTCAGTGCCGGTGGTAACGGCATCTGTATGATATGTATATTTATTTGTGCCACCGCCAGCAGTGCCTTTGGAAAATAACCCAAACGCACTTACCTCTACTGGGGTTCCCCAACCCATTGGACTCTGTGGCGTATCGAGATCATAGACAGTGGTGTGCAATAATCCCTTCGTCATATCCAGTTGGTGATTAGTGCCACGGGTGCGCCACGTTGTGTCCGGTCCTGAGAATGGATCGATGACCAAGATGATGTTACCGAGAGAGTTGTTCAGATATTGCACCCAGAACTGATTCTGTAGCGTCAGTTGCGCAGTGTGCATGCCGTCCTTACGATCGCTCGCTATATGCGTCGCCAATGAACCGATGTATTCGTTCGCTTGCCACTGCAGAATACGGTTAGACATTGTGAACACATGCAGACCGAATCGCGTCTGGCTGGAAGCAATGTCGATCTGCGCGACCAAATCACCAGTCGGCTGCAATAAATACCCACGCGCCTGAGAGCGAGCTAAATACGCTGTGACAGCGTTATTGTTTGTGTACGTAGTCACACCAGAGGCAGCGAAGAAGCTCGCCGTCACGGTGCATCCGGAGGTCAAATCCGCTCCAGTGCCGTCATTATTAGCCGAGAAATACCAGTCCTGGCTGGCGACCATCGACACCATCGAATATACTGGCACTTCTGAACGATTCGGCGTAAAAGGATCGCTATACGTGAACCAGAATCCCTTCGATAATCCGGCAGAGATCGGAATCGCGGAATCATAGCCCGTAATGGCCGGTGGCATGTAGATAACAGTGGCCGGATTCAGCGCCGCCACGAGCTGCTGACCGCTGATCTTGATGCGGTTGTAGACAGTGTTCCGTGACATCGAGGATCGGAACATCGCCGCCCAACTACTGACATCGAACTGTGGCGTGCTATTGGTATCGAATCGGCTCCAATTACGTCCCCGCAATTGATATGTGCCAGCGCCGTCCACGAGCATTTGATAGTTACCAGCGGACACAAATTCGTTGAGCGCATCCACCGCTGGCATATCCCGATACCAGATATAGCCTAGATTGTGATCGCTGGTGATGTTGACAGTGTCCACCTGAAATGAGCGCACATCCGACATGCTCATAAGTTCCGTGAACAAGCTTACTGCGTTCGTTCCGGAATATAATTTCGTCGTCCATTTCACATCACGCAGACGCACCCAGTCGTCCTCGGCTTCAACAATTGTGGTGCGCGCTCCAATGTGCGAACGCAACGAAATGTCAGTGACGCGCCCAGTGAACAGGGAATATTGAATTGATGAGCACACCACTGTTAACTGGATGTTGCGCCCCGGCTGAAATGAAGAATTCACCCGCGGACTCATGGCGCCGTCATCGTTCGCCAACACAAATATTGCGCGTCCTACAGCGGGTGGATTGAACATGTCAACGATCGTCTGCCCCCAAGACGCGCGCTCAACACGAGTTGTCACATCGGTGTATGAACCTGTCTGTAATTCAATGCCGAGTGTGTAGACTGGTTCTGCCATGTCAGGTGCCCAGAATCATGCGCTGAAAGAGCCTAAACGTATACTCATCAAACATCGCCGGGCCGTTGATTGTGATCGAGACACCGTCCCCTCTCTTGTTGCTACCACCAAGTGGCACCACGGTTACGCGCTCAGTCCCCATTTCACCTGCGGTGAATACCGTGGGGCGCGTGACAATCATATCTGTCCCAGTGGCATAGCCGGATGTCATACTCACAGTCATTGCCCATGCATTGTAAGCATCATCCAGAGCTTCTTTGGAAGGCCAAATACCAGGAGGCTTCATCGTGGATTGTCCGCGCATACTAAAATCCTGGAACCATGCCCCTGGCTCATTGGAGGACCATGGATTTGCCCGCAAAAAAGCATCTTGATCGGCGGCAGCTTCAGCCCGTTGTTTCGCCAATGCGATAGGGTCATCATCCTCACCAAAAAGACTATCCAATCCCATGATCACAGCAAAAGCCCCAACCAAAGGAAGCGCAGCCGCGGCAAATCCAGAAGTAGCGCCAATGACACCAGTCGTTGTCCCGGCTCCAGTGACAGCGGCCCCTGTCCCAGTTGCAGCCAAACCACCGCCCACCGTAGTCGCGGCACTTCCTCCACTAAATAAGCCAGAGATGCCACTGCCAATGCTGCCTAGCACCCCCGTGCCGCCAGCCGCGCTAGCCGCCCCAGATGCCACCGATGATCCTATGCCAAGCATCGCGCCCATCGGCGAACCGGCAAATATCCATTTCATAATCTCACTGGCAGCAATATCTGCCAGCATCTTAAGAATAGAATTACTGACGCCCTTGAAAAAACTCTCCAACGACTCACCAAGCGACTTATTACCGCTGACGATATCGTAAATTGCTGTGCTAAGATCACCCTTGATCGTTCCGACGGTTTTCAAAATTGATTGCGGTACGTTGTATGTGAAGATTTTTGCCAAATCCTCGGAAAATGCTTGTGCGTCCGTCTTGGTATGACGTAATTCTTTTTGAATATCCTGCTGCGCCTTAATGCCCTTCAGCCCCGCATATTCTTCGCTGTTAGCCAGTTCTTTCAAAGCCACGATTCGCTCATCGCGAGTTACGTACACGGTCTCACGAATCTTTTGGATCTCATCATTAGCTTGCTTGGAGACCGCATCTTGCAACTTCCGAAGCCCCGCCTGCCCTTGATTGTAATATCGTTCCTCCGCAGCGGTGACGATGCCTAGATCCCGCTCTTGATCGCGAGCCTGTTTCTCGCGAATTCGTGTTTCCTTTTCCGCGGCCTTTTCTGTATCCTCTTCGCGCTTCTTGATGGCATCGGTCCACTCGGAATTGATGTGCATCTGGAGTTTTGCATTGCCCTGCGCTGCCTGCGCCCATCCAGCGTAAAAATCATCCCACGCCTCACTCGCATCCGCAGCGCCAAGTTGCAAAACATTGACTGTTTCCTTCATCGAAGTCTGCGCCTCGGAATACCGACTCCCCATCTTCGGAGCACGCCGAGCAGCGGCATCCCGCGCTTCTTGTTTGCGTTCTTCTAGTTTCAACCAAGCAGCCAGTCCCTCCTCAGTAAAAGTATTAGGCTCCGACATATTCGCATCGAATGTTTCAGGGCGTTGTAAGTTAGCGACGGTTAGAGCTTGCGCACCAACGGTTGGTGTGACTAGCCACGATGCAGCCACCACCAACTTACTCGTAATCCAGTCAAGTTTTGAAGCCACACGATCCGTAACACCACCAGTGCGGCCCATCTCTTCCAACAACTCGTTCCATGACTTCTTCAATCGATCAGACGCCGTCACGGAACTCTGCCCCATTTTCTCCGCAAGTCCGCCGAATTTTCCCTCCAATATATCTAATAAAGCATTCTGTGCACCAATCACATCGCCGGTATCCTGAAGATCTTTGATCAATCTTTTTTGCTCTGGACTTAGATTTCCAATCGCACGCCCAAGCTGTCCCATCCCAGACACCGGATCTTCTAACGCGCGTCCCATGAGACGGAACGCACTCGTCACATCCGTCTTCATCAACTCTGCATAATCGAGTGCAAGTCTTGAGGACCGCGTAAACACATCCCCTTGCACATTCCCAAATGTGAGCATCAGGGACATGCCGCTTTTTATTCCCTCATCATCAAATCTGGTAGATGCCGCAAGCGCAGTGGCCATCTCCTCAAGTTTAATTTTCGTGAATCCGGCAGTGGAGCCTGTTGATTGCAGCATTGCCTCTAGACGAAGGCCCGTTTCAATCGACTCTTTCTCTGCCCCAAGTGTTTGCTTAAATATAGAGTACAACCCACCAACAGCAGCGGTGAGTGAGACATACTTGAGAATCTTACCGCCGATCATGTCGCCGATCTGCAATCCGATACTGTCCAGGCTCTTCTCTATAGCTTCTTGATCTTGAAACTTTTTGACCAGCTCTTCGGTATGGTCTTTGAGTTTCTGAAGTTGCGCCGCTTTGCGCGACATCACCTCTTCAGACCGAGCGTAATTCTCATTAAGACGCTTCTGATCATCAGACAAGACAGTGGTTGCCTTGGCTAATTCCTTCGTACCATCGGTCAACTCTCCAAAGCCACGCACAGCCTCGGAAAATCCCTGAAGCACCGCCTTGATGGATACGTCCACGTGCTCTTATCCTCGGAACATCTGCGAGATACCGGAGAGAATTTTATTCGCTAAATAATCGAGCTTCAAACGCTCAAGCTTTTCGCTACGTTCCAGCTCCTCACTGATCAAACGATATAATTCCCGTATCTCAGATTGAGATAGCGCGTTTAGTTCGCGAACTCCCCACCCGTAATACCATCCGACGGTGTGGAGATAGGAGATAAAGGGCTGTCAATCTCCGCGCTGCGGTTGACTGCGTGACGCAATACATCTTGTCCCACCTTGATTGGCAGCGCGTCCACTTCAACATCAGTCGTGGTCGGGCGCACCTTGCGCAAAATGAATCCAATCAACTTGGCCTCATCATCGGGGGAAATATCCGCAATCTTCGCGAAATTGATGCCGAGTTTCGCCAGTTCCTTCTTATCGCCGATGGTAAATGATGACAAATTGGTGATATCAATTAATTCTTCCCCAATCTTCAGCATTACAGATTTGCTGCTCGTCATGGCAGATCGCTCCTTGTGGTTGATGAATTAATAATTCGACTTGGTAGTTGTCAATCCGATGTCAATCGCCACTGCGGATGTGGTGTTATATCGCGCGATACCGTCCACACCGACCGTCAATCGATCGCGTCCCGGGATGCCGGTCGGGAACGTCGTGTAGACAAATCGTGGCGCATCAATCAACAGTCGGAAACTATTCGCTCGCGTCAGCGTCATCTGAATCTGACGCTCGGTCTGGTTCTTGAAGTCCAAGTATTCGGCCACGTCGATGAAGTCCAACACACCGGAGATTCGTACCGTCTGTGGACCACGACGGCGTACACGAATGATTTGATTGCTAGCGTTCAACGCCAAAATGCCGTCGAAATTGTTGTCCACCGTGAGGTTGAACGCCTCCCATCGCGCCGTAGCTGAACCACCAATAGAGAGCGATGCAGAATCGAACGTAAACGGATCAGTCGGCGACCCCGGAAATGTCGGTGAGGTCTTCGCGATCAGACCGCCTGCCTGCGCAATCCAATCCGCCGTGACCCGCAGATCCTGGTTCGGCGCGAGCGAGAGTTGTAACCGATTGCACACAGCCCCTATGAATTGATGCGAGCTGGTCACATCGTGATGAACTTCGAGCGTGTGCGGCTGTCCCGCAATCAGATTGCTGAAATCGCTCTTCACCGTGATGAATCGTGATGTATGCAGAAACCCGGACAGCACCGCTGAACCGCTGATTGTATTCATCGCGGCCTTCAGCAAAAGCCCCAACGACACTGGGTGTCCAAACATTACGAGGTTGCCGGCAACACGCCGCGCACCCGCGTAATCGTCCGGCTCGTAGAATCCGCCAAATGCGTTGCGCGTCGGGAACCGATCGATGGACTCCGTGAGATTTGTCGACATGATCTCGAAGTAATCAGTTGCGGCCACCGCGGTGCCAAACGCCGCCTCCTTCGCGATGCCGATATAACCGAGATGCCCTTGCGCGTAGAGCGCCTGGAGCCGCAGCCCCCATTGCACAAACGGCGCAAGCAACAACGTGATCCAGTAAATTCGATCGAGTCTTTTCATGATGATGCCTCCTTCTTTAGGTGTTGATTGCCGCCACTTCCGCGCTGACCGCCGTCTCGGCTCCAGCGCAAAAAACATTTTCCCCTGGATTACGTACACTCATAAACTCCCCGCCTTCGAGCTGTGAAGCGGTGACCTTGCCACTAATCGTGCGATTGTCCATAAGCACAAGCTCCACCTGCGCGAGCAACGCATCACGCTTCTGGCATGCCGCGTTGAACGATTCCACGTCGAACCCAATGCTCCACACCCCGATCCGCGCGAGATAACGTGTACGCTTGCCCGCGGCGATGGATTGACCCGCGAACGGCGCCCGGCTGACCAGCGTCAGCACGATCGCTCGACCAGCGTCAGCCATCCCGAACTGCGGATCTTCCTCGACGTAGACGCGCGCCGTAGAGGTGCGCGAGTCCGCCTCGAAGATCGTTTTCAGCGAAGACAAGATTCCAATGTAGTCAATCGCCGCCATCTTTCGTCCGCTCCAACATACCTTCCAGTGTTGGTTTCAAAGCGTCTTCGGCCTGGCGTACCGTTGGTAGCACGGGGCGTGCCGGGATTCCAGGATGTCGCACTTCGCGCCCGAAAATCATCCACGTTCCAGCGCGCGTCTTCGCCGCGAGCACGCGCGCTCGATTCACACGGATCGTGTACGGCCCAGTGCCGTGTTCGTGAATCGGCCCGAGAGGCACGCCGCTCGCCGCCTTCAGGCTAGTCCCCACCTCGACGTGGGTCTGGTTGTCGGATTCGCTGACGAACGATTGCTTGTATCGCCCGGTGTCCTGCAGCGGCACATCACCTCCGCGCATCCGCAGAGCGAGAGTCGACATGGCCAAAGGTTTCCAACCTCCACGCCCCCGAGTCTCAAAGCTCTCATGAACGAACTCCAGCAGTCGCAACTTGATGACGCCGAGCACAGCGCTCGGCTCCAGAACCGACAGCAGCCGGTCGAGATCCGCGCGTCGGATCACGGTATCCAAATTGATTGTCGTCACGTTAGCCCTCGGTTCGTGAGATCATCATCGAGTTTGTCCTGATCCTGCACCTGATCCACCTGGCTGCCTTCGCTGAAGGTTGGCACGTAGTCCATCGTCGTACTGTAGATTTGCTTTTGCGAGGTATCCGCCGCGATCACGGCGCCTGAGCTCGTGACGAGCTGCACGCTGCCGTCGGCGATCGCCTCCAGGAGCTTCTGGTCATCTAAGTGGCGCTGATAGAGCGGCGCACGTCCCTGCTGCGCGGGCGGGAACTGCACCAGCCCGCGCTGCGTGGCGATGTTGTAGATTGTCTCGCGGGTCGCAATTGCCACCAGGATCGGACACGTCACGCCCAATGGCAACGCGTAGCGGGCGCTGATCCGCGCGTCGATTTCCGCCTCGGCGTCATCCGCGTATTGGGCGACGACGCCGCTAGTGATGTTGGAAACCGACGTGATCATCGGAAACGCGGAGTTCACTCGCGTCACCGATGTGTAAGAAAGCGACTGGACACTCATATTAGTAGTACGCCCTGCTGTATGGCTCGGCCACGTCGCGCACGCGGTGCATGATTTCCGCCTGCGCGTCCTCGATGTTGGCGAAGCGCGCCTTGACGACGCCGTTCAACTTGCCGCTGGCATCCATCTTATCCGCCGCCATTTGGAACGCGAAATCGATTCCCTCCCCGGTCGTCGAGGCAAGCAGTCCGACCGCCTGCGAATAATATTGCAGCGGATCGGAGTTCGTGAAGTGACCCTTACCCAAGAAATGCTCGCGATATAGATCGATGGTTTCGCGGCAGCGCTGCAAGATTGATTCCGTGATGCGGCCGCCGTTCTGTTTCAGTTCGTAACTGCACATTAGCATGTTGTCGCGCATGATGAAATGTTTCTGAAGTTTGCGCGTGGGATACTTCTGGATGTCCATCTGAAGCAGCGGGTAGTTGCGCTCAAAGCGCCGCTGTCGCCCACTCTCGATCAGGTACCCGTTGTGCGCGATATGCACATCGTTGAGCACGATGATGCGACCCGGACCTTCGTTGATGTCGCTCTCGGGGTGCTCGTGGATGCAACCATAAAAACGCAATTTGCCATTGTTGCGGAACAGCCGCACCGGCAGATCGGGCTCGAATGCCGTATCCACGGCGAAGTGGTGCTGCCGGATCGAGTAGCCCTGAAACACATTGCGCCGCAGATATTTGTGCAGCCGCTCGGGCTGCAGGAGCTTCTCGTCGGTGTCCACCCATAGCACGAAATCTTGCGTTGCCTGCCCCAGCACGAGGTTACGCGGTGCCTCGAACCCTTCGGTCTTTGGATCCACGCCCGGCACCACTCGAAGACGCGAGTCGTACGTACCGAGCACACGCAGCGCTTCAGCCGACAGCCCGCAGTCCGCCACCAGCACCTCATCCGCCACGTGTTCCAGCGCGCGCAGACACCAGTGCAGCGTCTCCTCGCTATTTGGGCCAGCGATAATGTTCGCAGACACCGTCTGGCGTGGGCGCTGGAGCCAGAGCTTGCGCTCCATGTCGATCGCGCCGAGCCTCCCACGCGTCTCCGGCGTCACCCGATACTCGATCACCCACCACCCGAGCGACTCGTCCGTGTTTGGCTCATGCCCGTAAGGCATCGCCGAGATCGTTACCTCCGCAGTAGCCCCTTTACAGTCCAGCAACTCGTGCAGATCATGTTGATCGAACTCCCAGACGTGCGCACGGTGCGGGTAGCGGCTGTAATCGGTGTACTCCCATGGTCCAAATGGCACTGTTGCATATACGTACCCTCCGTCGCGCACCCGTGCCTCCAGCGCGCGCAGTACCGCCGCAGGGTCCGGCACATGCTCCAGCACTTCCTGCGCGATCGCCACGTCATACTCTTCGATCATCTCTGACAACATCGAATCAGAAAGCCGTTCATGAGACCCGACCACGCCGCGCCAACGATCCGCTACCCCGCGCTGCTCGGCGAAGGCGTAAGCCATCTCGATGCCGTGCGCATCGATGTCCACGCCCGTGACGCGCAGCTCGGGGTGTTCCTTAAGCAGATTCACAGCGTAACCGCCATGGGCGCAGCCGTAGTCCAGCGCAGTACGTACCGACTCCGCATGCTTCGTCAGCCACTGGTCGAACACGCGATATCGCGGCTCCTGCAACGACCAGTCTATGACACGCGCGTCGTGTGTACCGCCGATCCGCTCGTATTGCTCGCGAAAGCCATCCGGCTGATCCAGGAACGCCCAGTCCGTCGAGATGCGCTCACGCACATGACGGCTTTTCTCGTCACCTATTGGCAAGCGCCGTAAGCATTCACGCGCCGCATAAATATCCGAGCGGCGCCAGAAATGATTTGCCATCGTCGCCAGATCATAACTGTGCAGCCGAATCTCACGCTCGAATAGCGCCTCCCAGTCCTCGGCCACCCCCGCCCAGTCCAACTGCGTCGCGCGCTCCAGCCCGGCGGCGGACGCCGCGCGCCACGCCGCGGGGTCGCGCATCAACCGCAAGACCGCATCCGCGAAGGCGTCGTAATATTCTGCCGTATGCACCTTGCCACCGATCAGGGCGCCCGCCTCTGGCGCCAGCGTCTCCGGCAACGCCCCGCGAGCGGAAGTAACGACTGGCAACCCGCATGCCTGTGCCTCCATCACCGCGAGGCATGATATTTCATCGAAATCTGGCACAATCTTGCTCGGCACCGGGTATACATACACTCCTGCAGAGAGCAGCGTCGAATACAACTGCTCCTTCGTCAGATGCCCGAGGTATTGCACATTCTGCGGTAAGCGATCCGCGAGCGTCTTGCAATGCGCGTAGAAGTCCGCGAGATGATCGACGCGGTTGTCATACGTGGCGAGGAAGAGCCGCGCCTGCGGCTCGACTTTGAGGATGCGCGGCATGATCTCAGCGAGCAGCACATCGAGTCCCCGCTCGGGACGCGCCGCGTAGACCATCGCCAGTGGGTTGCGCGCCGCGTCAGCCGGCAACGCGGCGCGCGCTCGCTCGACGGTAGCCAAATCGACGCCATTGCGCGTCAAGTGCAACAGCTCGTTCGGCACGGAGTACGTGCGCTTATACTGGTCGCGCATGAACTCCGAGAGCACGAACAATTTGTCATAGTTCCAAGCCACCCCTTTCACCGCCGGTTCCGAACGGCCAAGCGCCAGGTCATGACACCACAGCGCTGTGAATCGCGAGCGCACGTGTCCACCGAGCAGTTCCGGCAGGCGCTGCACGATGCACACGTCGTGCGGGGTGTATTCCGCGTACGCGCGAAACATCTCGATCGGGAGGTAATCCACGTCCTTCGAGCGCTGCGGCTCTTTTGTGCCGCAGAACACCGTCACCCGGTGCCCCCGCGCGGCGAGCGCTCGGCCCATATAATAACCAGCGCTCTCCGAGCCACCGATCGAAAGCCGCTCGAACGTCTCGCCGTTGAATGCCATGCCTGGCACCGCGAGCAGAATGTCGAACTTCGTCTTGCCTATCTTCATGTAGGTCTCCGTTAATTGAAAAAATTACCGCATGAGTCCGTCGGTCGTCATGTCCACTAGCACCTGCGTGAAGCGCGGACGGTCGAATATCCGTGTATTGCGCAAAGTACCAAACGGTTGATTCGCCCCATTACCATCTGCACTCCATTGGAAATTCGCCCCTATCTGGCAAGCGGTATTCGTCGCGTCGTTCGTACCTTTCGTGCCGTTCAAAAATATGTCCGTACCTATTGTGGACGTGAACCGTGCTGCCCACTTAAACGCGATCCCGGCTGTCGGTGTGAACGCGATGATAGCGTCGTGGTTGGCGGCGGCGATGCGCTTGCGAGCGATGAGATTCGTACCATCCCACAGTACCGCCGTGTAGTTATCGGCATCGACGTAGGACGCCCACAGGAAGTAACTCGCTGCTGTCGGTACAGGATTGAACGCGCTCTCACCGTAGACCACGAAGTCATTATTCGAAGCGGGAATGTTCCCCGCGCTGACGTACTGATCCACGCTCGCGTTGCGGGCGACAGCGACGGTGGTAGTAGTGATCCGCGAACTCTTGAATGTCCCGACCTCATGCTGCACCATTCCGGCGCCAAGCGTTTCCGTTCCTGCCCGTGCTGCGCTCTCCAACGTTGCAGTATCCGTAGCGTTGAGACTAATTTTCACCGTACCTGCAGCAGCCGCAGCATTGGCCGTGTTCGTTACCCATACTCGGTACACGTTCGCCTGTGCTGTCGCTTCGATGCCCGATGTGGCACCAGCAGATACCGCGCCGACCACGCCATTCAACAAGTCGAAACTGGCCCCCCATGTCGTTGTGCCGTCGTTCAGGATCAGCGCAGCCCACCGCTGCGGGGTTGCAGAAACATAACGTAGGTCAACCGCCGTGGTGTACTTCGCCGCCGTGAACGTGAAGGCTTGATCAAGACTGTGAACCGCAGTCGTAGCCTTGGGCTGCAACTTGTCCATCGTGGTCGTGCCATCGACGGAGACGTAAGCATTGGCAGCGACGGCGTTCATGTCCGCTGCGTTGCTGATTGTCCACGTCGTGCCGAGGGTGTTCGATTGTAGGATGTCGTTAGTCCTCGCCCCCTCCGCCAGATACCCTAGCGGCCCGTAGGCATCGACCACGCCAGCAGTTACACCGCCTGCTGCGGCGGCTTGGCTGGAGTCGATGTGCGCTCCGGTGGCTTCGGTCACGACATTGCTTGCGACCGTGTTGCCGTTCAGGGTGGAGAACAGCTTGACGCCATCTACGTTCGCGCCGTGGAAAGGCGCGGAGAGAATCCCGACACTGACGTATTCGGAGGGGTTCTGGTTGACTTGGCCTGTAATATCCTCTGGCTGAATTCCAGAGAATTTCACTGTTCCGCCACCAACTGTTCCGATTCCAACTTTCAGTGTCGCATTACCAGCAACAATCACTGGCGATGCGTACAATTGCCAAACAGTCGTTACTACGTTATCAATTCCTCCTGTACCAATACCATCACCAACCCAAACAACTTCGCCGCCTACCGCGCTTTTCGCCCAGTACCTGAAACGATATGTCTTACCTATAGTTAACGCGTTAGCAATGGTCACTCCACCAAATTGAGCAGAAGCGGTAACGCTAGTGGACTTAGTTGTCCCTGTTGGGAAATCAGCCGCATCAATAGTAGATGTCGCGCTGGCAACTCCCCATCCACCAGTTGCAGTGAGATCCTCAGATTTCGCAGAAAGCGTCGTGAGAAAATTCGCAACCCGCCTCGCCCCCTGCCCTACTCTTGCCTCCCCGCTCAACGCGAGATTGAGTTTGCCCTCGAAGTCGGTCTGATACGCCGTGCTGGCGCGGGTGAAGGTGGGCGTGCCCGAACCGTTGGCGCGCTCGGGGACGAGCGTCGCCTGCAACCGGCAGGCGAAGATCGGCAGTACACGTAACTCCGCCGCCAAGCGACGCCCGCGCAACGCCCCGCGTCCTAGCGATCGGCGCCTGAGAGCGTGCAGCCGCATGGCGGCTAGTACCTCAGAACGGTGAGCGTACGGTTGTCGGTTTGCGCGACGGAGAATTCGAATCGCACGTAGGGGGGCGTCAGCTCGCCCATTGGCCACAGCGCCACGCACGACCCAGCGCCGGTCGGGAAGCGCACAGCGCCGTACTCGTTGAAGAGCCGACCGAAGTTCGCGCTGGTGGTGTTAAACGCTCCGCGCACGTATAGGTCCGCGCTCGTGACCACGGGCACGTGCACCGCGCCCAACTGCCCCTCGCGCAGATCCACGTCTGGGCCAATCGCGGCGCCGGAGACCACCACCGAGTACAGAACGCGACTCATCAGCTACTACGCCGAATTTCCCACATTGCCGTCACGTCGATCGGCCGCGCGACGTTGTCCGCCCACCCGATGACGAAATAGTTGCCGGGGTTGATTGTGTTCACGCGCAACCGCGAAACGTCCGCGCGAGGGATCTCCCAGTTGGCCACCGCAGTGGCGAAGCCCAGCGGGTTCGAGTTGCAGGTAGAGATGGCGAAGCTCACCCCGTCCACGATGGAGTTGATGCGCAGCGGCGCATTGATCCCGGCGCCCGCTGAGACGACCGAGGTCTCGGTGAGCAGTGACACGTTGATCGCGTAGCCGCTGTAGACGGCAGATGTAGACGCTGTCGCAGAGGCCGCCGCGGAGTTCGCAAAGCTCGTCTGCCCATGCACCACGTACGCCGCCGGCATCGTACATTGCGCCACCAGCGAGATCAGCGAATCCGAGTTCGCCTGCGTAGTAGACACCACCTGAGAGGCCGACCCGGAGGAGATCGTCGTGCGGCCCGCCCACTGATTAGCGGCAGACCCCGCTTTGGTCATGATCGGACCGCGCATCAGCGGCCGAAACAGCGTCTCCGTTGGTGTACGCGCATGCGAAGCCTGCGCAAAGGTCGCGAACGCCGCCGCGACCGCCAGAGCCAGGTGCTTCAGTTTCATGGTGGTGCTCCTCGTTAAATCATGCTCTCTCGGTCAAGCGCCGAGCCGTTGCTGTGGCCGGCGCAGCCGCCCCTTGAGCGGGGACTGCAACGCCGGATTGTGGGCAATCGCCTTGGAAAAAGCGTCCAAGGACGGGAACTCCTTGAAGTTAAGCCGCTTGGCATCAGCGGCGATCTTCTGCCAGACCGCAAGCGGGTAATCGTGGGCATCGCCAGGCCGTAGGCGCGGCCCGACTTGCTTGGTGATCTCACGAAGCATTTCGTAGCTCCTGTTGGTTGATGAACGATTACAGCGTCGCGCCGACCAAGTAGGCCAGTTGCGCCGCAACGATTTTCTCGTCCTGGTAGTACCCCACCTCCGTGATCTCGGTCTTCTTGCCCGGATCGGGGTCGTTGTAGACGCGCGTGACGAATGGCGCCGGCAGATCCGGCGAACGCCACTGAAAGCCGAGGCCGAACGTGACGGTGTCCATCCCAGGAGCGGTCGGCGCCACGTAGCACAGCAGCGCGTTGTTCCCCCAGATGTTCACGATCGACGCCGTGCCGCCCTCCAACGCCGCATTGCGGATGCCCGTTGGTATCAGCAACCTCTGCACCCGGAACACCTCGCGGAGTTCTGCATCGTTCAAAAGTCCGCCTTGAGTGTACTTGAACATGTCGAGCAGCACCGGGTGGCGCCGCACAATCTGGTAGCTGTCGTAATCGATCAGCAGCGTGTTCGCGATCACCCCGGTGTTGTTGCGGATGAAAGCGTGCCCGGTGTTCACGTCGCTGATGGGGTCGGAGCTGACATAGTCAGACCACTTGTTCGGGCCGGTGAGCGAGACACCGCTGCCGATGTTAGTGATGGAGGTGACCTTGTTGGCGATGCGCACCTCCATGTCGCCCATCAGGTCGCCGACCACCTTGCGCGTGGTGCGCGCCCGCAACGACAGCGCGTTGTCCGCGTTCGCGAGCACCTCGAACGCGTTCTCGCCGGCCAGCGCGTAATTGTGCGCGAAGTATTGATCACTCGACACGTCGAACTCAACGCGCCGTGGCGAGGTCTTCGGCGCGCGCAGCGTAGACTGCGGCAGGCGCAACCAGGTGTTCTTGGTGATCGTGTAGTAGTTATCGGACTGTTTGCCAACCGGGACAACCGGGAACAACTGCGGTCCAACGAACTCTCCAGCCGAGAATGCCTGCACCGCGATGTTCGACAATGGCACGTCGATATGCACGTCGCGCCCGGTGAGATTCGCAGCGAGTGCCGCTTGGACGTAGGCCGCGACGCTCCGCAGGATGAAGCTGATGGGGTTGCGTTTCATATTGTGATCTCCTGTTGAGAGTATGTCGTTGGCTACGCTACCGAACCCCATTTCACCGGCGGGAACAGCAGCGCGGTGACGAGTTCGTTTGCGGCTGTAGCGGTCTCCAGCGCGCGACCGCAAACCACGTCCCCCGAGACTGCATCCACCACCATCCCAGAGCTGTTATGGGCGATGAAGGCCCCGGCGGTGACTGTGCCGCCGCCGCGCACCTTGCTCAGACCCATGTAGGCGATTGTGGCTGCCTCGCCGGACTTGGGCTTATTTTGCAACACGCCCACCGGGCTTTTCAGCGCCCCGGATACCAGCACCTCCGAGCAGATGTTCACCGTGGTCGCTGCGGCCATGCGCACGACGATGTACTGCTTGTCGCCGCCGCTGGCCCCGGACAGATCAGCCGCAGCCGACAGACCGGGAACCGTCCACTGATTACCGAACTCGGCCCATGCAGCCTGCGCAGACCGGACGAACCCCGCGATCAAATCGAATAAACGTTTCATTTCATGCCTCCTTATTGATCTCTGGAACGATGATCAGTGCGCGCTCGCGCGGGCCTGCGCCGCCTCGGTATAACGCCGGAACAGTTCCGGTTCGATCGTGCGCACGGCGTCCATCGCGACCTCGTAGTCCTTAACGGTCGGATTTTTCGCCATGTACTCGCGCACTTTACGATCGATCGCGACGCCCGGATCTTCGGCTGGATCGTCGAGCGAGCCTTCCTCGCGGTTCATGCCGTCCACTCGCGTATAAGTCTTGAAGAGTTTTTCGGCCTGAGAGTTGATCTGCGCAACGAACACGTCGGCGATCTCGACCAGGGTCTTCTCCTCGGAGCGCTCGTTGCCCTTGTCGTCCTTGGAATAAACGCGCACTTTCTCCGCAGCGTGAGTCAGCGCGTAGGCATAGACCGCCTCCATCCCGGGACGGAACGCCGGCACGCGGATCGAGGCGACTTTCTCCGCAACGCTGCGGCGCCGCGCGTCGGCTTCGAGTTGCGCGATGCGTTCGTTGGATGCCTTGAGTGTTGCGGCCATCTCGGTGCGCTCGGTCTCATCGGCAGCGGTAAGCGCCTTGATCTCGGCGCTAACTTTGGTAATAGCCTCGGACAGTTCCTTGACTTGGGCAGTCTTTTCTTTGTCGTCGGCTCCGTCCCGCCCGATTGCGTCGAGCCGCTCGGTCAGCGCGTCGAGTTCTTCCTGCAGTTGTTTGGCGGTCTTCATGCTGTGCTCCTTCTGAACAAGTTCTCGGATCAGCGCGCTGGCGCGCTCGTTGAGGCACTCGAACACTGCCTGCTGCGGCACGTCGAGTGCGGCCTCGTGCGCAGTAGTGAACTTCTCGAACTCGCCGTCGGTAGCAAACTCCACCTTGTGCAATGGCACAAGTCCCGCGACCGCCGGCACATCCGCCCCGAGCAGCGCGACGGCCTTCAACGCGCGACCGAACTTTTTACCGCCACGGTTTAGGTTGAAGTACACCTCGCTGGAGACTCGGTCATAGGCGCGCTTACGAATAGCATCCACGACGGAGTCGTGCATGTCGGTGAAATCGGCGACGAGCTTCTGACCGACGCGCCGCAAATTCCGCACCCACCCGTAGGCCGGGGCGCCGGGGGAGTCTTTCGTGTGCCCGACCTTGAGCGCCGGGCGGAAATCGAGTTCACCGTGTGCCCGGACCATCTCGTCGAGGTCCGCCTCGGTGTACACGTCGCCGTTGTGTGTGCCAGCGGCGAACACCTCGATGCCGCGGATCGCGTTCGTGTGCTGCTCGGCATACTCGCTGTGCTTCTTCATCTGCTCCTCGGCCCACGCCTTGTGCTGCGCTGGAGTCCAGTCAGGATGATCTTTTTTGCACTTCGCCATCAATTCGTCCATCGTCGGCGTCGCAGCGTGATTCTTCACAAATTCACGCGCCCGAGACAACGCGATTGGGATCGCCTTGCCCTCAGCCATACCATCTTTTAAAAGGGCGTTGAGAACCTCGACTGCCTTCGAGCGCATCGAAGCATCAAGATTCTTCCAAGACGGAGGGAACTTACCCGAAGAGTATGGCATAACGACAATTATTGACCCTGCACGGGAGAATTAAAACTTCTTACCGCTAAGAATGCCTCGTGCCCCTTTAACGATTGGGTTTTCGCGCATCTTCTCAGCACTCCAGCGGGAGGTGATCGCGCGCGCGGCCTGCTCAGATCGCTCCTCCGCGGAGAGTGATTCCGCTCGCGCCTTGCCGCCCAGCGAACCGAGCGCCACGGCCGCGGCGTTCTTCTCGCGCCACCGCGCGCCGCACTGGGGACAGCGGAACGTCTTGCGCCCCGAAGCCGAACCCACGTCAACCACCTGTGCCTCCACCCCGCACTTCGAGCAGTTCACCGCGGCACCTCCATGTGGCACGACTCACACAGCTTCCACGGGCTCATGCACAATGATTCAGGATTGTCCCACACCGTACCGAAAGTGCCGTCTCCAGTTGCATCCAAGCAGCACGTGGTCACACGCCCGTCTACCAGCACCACAGCCCACCCCAGGCGTAAGTAATCACATAGCGTTCTCGGTGCGGAGACATGCCATTTCACTTGTCCCGCCCAGTTGAAGGCGGAGATGGATGGCGCGGGATTCGAACCCTTGAAGATCCCGGCGCGCTTCGCTGCCTCGATTGCGGGACCGGCCTTCTCGGGACGGTGCAGCGATACATAGACTTGTGGCGCGAACTTCGAAAGAGACTGAGCCATAACGTCGTCGAGCAGGATGCCGTTCGTCGTTATCACTAGCGCCCGCTGTGGCCCTATCGCGACGCGCGCCGCCGCCACCGCTTCCAGGAAGCGCGGATACATGAGCGACTCGCCGATCCCAGTCAGGGACAACTCGGTCTGCGTGCCCTGCCGCGCGTAGAACTTGACGAGGTCGAGCGCGGCCTCGTACGTTTCCCACACCATGTCCTCGTGGGGACGCAGTTTCTGCGGACTAGGACAATAACGGCAGCGCATATTGCACCGCGTCGTCAGTTCGATCTGATGTACATCACGCACCGGGCGTGGATAGCGATTCACGCTCATTGCGGACCCGTCCCAACGTCGATCTGAATAAACTCTTCGCGATAGTTCCGGTGCAGTCCTTTGTGACCTTCGAACAGCTCGCATTGGCCAAATACTCCAACACGCTTGCACCGTTCGACGCGAATGCTTGTCTGCTCTTCAACAAGAACCGGCTGCGATGACTCCGCTTTCATTCCGGTGTGTTCTCGTTATAGTGCAAGCGGATCGATTTCGTCCACGAGGCGTGCTCGTTGCCGTAGGTGTACTGCCCCGAGCGGATCATCGCGAACATCGCCAGTGGCGATTTACCCCAGCGACGGTAGAACAGCCGTTCGTCCTGCGCGAGCGCCAGGTCGTGCCCCACCGACGGTCCGATCACCGCGGTGGTCATCTGTCCCAGGTGATGTACGTGCAACCTACAACTGCGGTAGGCGCGCAGCCCCTGCTCGTACATGCGCATGACGAGGTCCGAGTCCTGGTAGATGCGCTTGTACGCTTCATCCAGGCGCCACCCCTTGCGAAACATATTGAACGGCGAGAACATCCCCTCGACGATCATATCGAGCTTCTCGCGCGGGCCGATCGTCGCTCCCGGCTCAAACGCTGACAAGCTCGCTATTCCGCAATCTTTGGGCCGTTCCTCAAATACGTGCAAAAGTTCTGTGTCCCACCCCTTCGGCACAATCACGTCCGAGCCTGTAGAAACGATGAACTCGCCGGAAGCGGCATCAATAGCCGCGTTGGTCTCGCGAATGCCGCCGATCGGCTGCGGGAAGCCCAAGTATCGGTCGATCGCAGTCTCGGGCTGCACAATCAAATTGTGCGCTTCATAACGCGCGAAATGATCCCCACCCGCTTCTGCAACAATCAGCTCATAAGATGGATCATCCGCGTGCAGGCGCATCGTACGAATCGAAAACTCCGCGAGCGCTCGCAGGAACAGCGTCGGCGCAAACAACGGCAGCACCACCGAAAGTCGACTCATGGCAACCCAATCCGATGATACACATCTTCCTTCTCGACGCTCGCTTCCAATGCATGAACTCTCTGGGCAAGCTCTTGCAACAGTTCCGCCTGCTCGCGGTGAAGTTCGCGCTCCTTGCCGGTGAACCAGTCCTTGGTCGAGGCCACGAGAGCGTCGGCTCGTTCAAGCAACATCTTCATGCGTTAATTCTCCTTTTCATCAAAATAACATCTGCGCGAAGCCCAGCGCTACGCGATCTACCATCGACAACTCGACCACCCCGCGAAGCGACACATCGATATCTCCTCGCTCTTCCGCTGTTCGCCAATGCGCAGGACGCACCAATGAGTGCGTCAGCCGATCCCAGTACCATCCGGCCCCAAGTTGCATGCGCTGCTGCTGTAGCACAGATTGCTCGGCTACACACTCTATCACCACATCGAACGCCATGCGCGGCGCGAGCCAACCGAGGGTATTCGGATCTTGGCGCGAGATGATCATCGCCGCACATAGAATTCATCCGCCCGCACCCCAGTCAGCGCCTCGGCGTAGGCGTCCGCCTCGCGCTCCATTGCGACCAAACGTCGCCGCGCCACGGGCAACAGGATTGCCCCACTCACCACGAGCAGCCATCGCTCTCCCACATGCCCGAGCGCGCAATGCCCCAGCTCGTGCGCGATCAAAAATCGCAGGGCTGGGGCCGGCGTCAAAGCGAGCGAGGCACTGTCGAACACCACGATCCGCTGTGGCCACGCGAGCACCGAGAACCCTCCAGGGCGCAGCAACCGCTGTGTGTACAGACGCACTCCGAGCTGCGCGGCGCGCGCGGCCACGTCCTGCGACACGCGCCCAAGGCTCATCGGCTCCGCGCGCACAAGCAGAGTCCACGGCGCCAGCCAATTAAACGTCACCCATAGCGCGAGCGCGACAATAAGCAATTCTATCATCGCTGCATGAACCCCGCGCCGGACAACTCCTTTGCGCGTTCGATCTCAAAGTCGGTGATTATGTCCTCTGGCTGAATCGGCGAGCCGACGACTTTCGCGTGGATGATCGAGCGGCAATTGAAATGTCTTGGGGGCAATAACGCCTCCAGTGCCGCAGTCTGATCCCCGCCGCCGTGCTGTTTCGCCCCCGCTGGGGTGAGAAATACCTTACCATGCAAGAGCTTGCAAACCTCTGTGGTACGCTCATCCAAGATCGCCGAGTACCGCACGCCGTCCACGAATCGCGCGAGCTTCGGGTCGAGCGCCGCAGTGAGCCGCCCGTGGTTGTAGGCAGTGGTAGTGTTCGTGCGCACGATGGTCTCCAAGCGGTGCGCGCTCACCACCTTGCCACCGACCTCCCCGCCCAGATACGGTACGAATGCCTCCCACAGCTCGCGCATCAGCTCGCCGGTAGCGGTACCGTTCTTTAGTCCCTTGACGAGGATGCGCTGCGCCTCACCGAGCAGATCGTCGGCGAGCACATCCGTGATCCAGAACGCGGCCTGCGCGAGCCAACGCGCGGCGGCGACAGGGGTGAAAGAGGCAGCATACTCACCTGGTGCTCCGACCTCGGCGATCATTGCCGCCTTCCCCGCGGCCTCTGCGCGCGAGAGCATCCCCTGCACCGCCGCCTCAACCTCAGCGCGACGCGGCAGTGTATTGAACGCACGCGGAGACTTCGCGATTTTCAGCTTCGCGGCGAGATCCGAGCGCACGCGGCGCAGCTCGGCGGCGAGCTCAACCTTGCTGATGGATTCGAGCGCGTCGAGCTCAGCGCGAAGCGAGGCAGTGTCCGCGGCCCCGAGCGCGAACCGCGTGACCCGACCCTCAGCGTCGGCGGTGGCGAGGAGACAGCATGCGGCCCCATCCTGAGCGAACGCCACCAGCCGCGCGACGCGGCCGGAAGGGAGAGCGATGGCGAGAGGAATCATTTACCAGACAACTTTTTAGCGGCCATTCTGAATTCACGAGCTTGCCGCTCAAAGCTCTTCCTTATTGCGTCAGCGTTTTGCCACTCTATTAGAGCTCCCCACACCTCCGGCCGATTATCCCCAGCCCTTCCATATATTTCCCGAAATTCAGATTTGATTTGATTGTATCGATCCTTCAACTCAATCGCTTTCATAGAGGCTGCACTTCCAGCATCCCATGCGGCGCGCTCCAGGCTCTTTAACTCATCTACTGACTTGCCCTTAGAAGTAGACTTCCATTTTGGCCCATTGGCTGGCGCGAACTCTCCGCCGTCCTCGGTCCCTGTTGGGCGACGCGGGTGCTTCGACTCGTCCCACTGCGCCAAACACACGACCTCCCCCTCCGCAGTGCGTATCCACGTCCCATCCGCTACCTCAGCGAACTGGCGCATCTCGGTGGTCTGCTCTTCCTCTGGAACTTCCTCGGGCGCCTTCGGCTTCTCTTTCGATTCCTTAAGCTGCTTCAGCTCCTCCGGATCCTCGTTCTCCGGGAACCCAAGCGCCGAGCGGATATGCGTTTCATCATCGGGGATCTGATTGACCACGCGGCCCGCAACGAGTTCCGCCCAAGTCTTGAATAGTTCTACCTGCAGCTCATCATCCAGCCGCGCGAAGCGAAAAATTGGGTATGACTTCAACCCCGCAAAGTTCAAATCGCATGTCGGACGCACGAGCTGCTCATTGATCGCCGTCGCGACGGCGCTCTGGAGTTCGCCGACAACATACAGAAATGCCTTCCAATGCACATTCGAGCGCGCGAGTGAGCCGCGATTCTCCGCGGCGCCGCCCTCGCCTGAGAACCCTGTGAGCGATGGCTGGAGCAGCGCCTTCGCAATATCCGCGTCGAAACGCGCGAGCGCCGCGAGGAACACGTCTTTCGACTGCGCGGCGAGCTGCTGTGAGGAAAACTCCAGATCGTCCTTGTTCCCGCGCGGAATCAACCCGAGTGTGGCGTTCTGGATGTTCTTCACGATGCTTTTCAGTTTCGTGACCTCAGCGCCCTGATACGCGTTCGTGTTGTAAAGCAAAAACAACGGCGGCATCCCGTAGCGCTCCAGCATCACCGCGAGCCACTTATACGCGTTGTCCTTAGTCCACCACGCGCGATACGCCGCCTCCAGATCCGAGCGACCGTACGGATTCTCGAACTCGCTCTCGTGCGAATAGACGATGAACTTGTCGGGCGGGAACGCCCTCTCGTTCGTCTCGACGCCCGGCACGTAACGCTGCAGCAGCGCGAGCACACGCCCGTGCCCGTCGGCCTCGAAATCGAAGTAGTGCGGTTTCGCCGAGATGAGCCGCGCAAGCAACAGCTTGCCCTCGCGCTCCTCGTAGACCTTCTCGGTGATCGAGTAGCCATAATCCATACCGAGCATCACCGCACGCAGCGCGCGATTCATCCCGCCCGGGACCGCTGTTAGCGCGTCACGCACAAACTCCGTGACTTCCCAATCTTCGTCCTGGTCGCCCGGCGAAATCACCTCCCACCCCGCGGCAAGCACTGCGTGTTTTTTGAACAGCAGCGCTGCCTTCACCTGCTCGTCCACTTTCATCTGGTCGAAGATGTTCATGCCCTTACGCGTCACAAGCACCGACGGATTATATGGCGTCGAGAGTCGCCCACCGAACAGCCGCGAGGGATCGACGAACACATCCCCGCGTACCAAATCCGAGCGCTTTGGCATCAGCGGCTCCGAGCGCGATGTACCGAACGGCCATAGCGCATCCGCAAAGCGTCGCAACAACGTGCGTTCAGCCATGACTGTCTCCATTTCACGCATTCCCATACATGCCCCAAGGCGATCCATCGCCCTCGCTCAACGCCACGGACTCCGCGACCTCGGACCCCTGCTCCACGTCAACAGGGCCGCTGATCTGTGTGAGCCGCTCGAACGCCGAGGACGAGGCGTCCGCGTCGTCCTTCGTCCTCCCGTCAGGGAAAGCTTCCAGTGAGGTGCAATACGTGTCATACCACACTCCGCGCAGCACGTCCACGTTCCCGTGCTCGCACTGTGCCGAGAACGGCCCAAAGCGCGTCGCCTTGTCTCCAGACTCCTGCGAGGAATGCACCATGAATCCCGCGAGCAGTTTCACCAACGTCGCGACTTGCGCCTTGCCCGCCTGCCCTGGATCCTGGCGAATTGCCACCTGAACCGAGCGCCCGTCGCCCTGTGCGGTGCGCAGAATCAATTCCTCAACTTTCGCGGGACTCACTTGCGCGCGGCGCACATCGAGTACACAGTAGCGCTTCGTCCCACGATACCGGCCCAGCTTCACGCCCACTGTCCATGCGGGGGAGTTGCCCTCAGTCTTTTGCGTTGCCGCCAGGTCCCACCCACGCACAACAGCCTCAAACGCGCTCTCTGGTGCCATATCCAGCGCCGGGCACCATTCACGCTGAAATAGCAGTCCTGCCGCCGGGCGAATCTTCCAATTGCCACCGAGCAACCGTTCACGCTCCACACGACCCAGTGCTTTCAGGTTACCCAGATACTTAGGATCGTTCGCCATACCGATTCGATTATCGAAGATATTCCCAGGCACAAAGGCCACCGACTTCGGATCCGAGTCTGGATCTCCGCTCTGCTCAATCAACACCTCTCGCGAATCTCCCCACACCACAACATCGCCATCACGAATGAACCACTGAATCTTCCCTGCGCGCTCCGGAATTGGATAACCCGTGTCCGGATCGATCCACCACGCAATGAACTCCGCAAGCCAGGAGTCCACGTTCGGATTGCACGTCGCGCGCATGTAAGGCGCCACCCCAGAGTCCGACCGATTGCGCGAGAGCATGTAAAAGAACTGCGACCTCTCAAAGTGCTCCAACTGGTCCCACCCGATGAACGGCACCTGCGCCCCGTCCCACGAGAACACATCGTCGGGTTGCTCCAAGTGAGCGAACTTAATCTTCGACCCACAAGCAAACCGATGCTCCAACTCCCCGCGCACAGGGCTGCTCCCGATGAGCGGATACAGCTTCATCGACTCATCCCACAACGCACCAGGATTTGTGATTTGTGGAGTTTCGCGCCGAAAGATCACAGCGTAGAACAATGGATTATTAATGTGCCGCACAGGCTCCATCAACAACGCGAAAGTTTTCCCTGCGAACGCAGCACCGCCATAAATGACAATGTCGGCGGGAGAGGAAAGAAAAAGTTCTTGTGGGCCTTCTTGCGGCTTGAACACTCGCGCAACTTCGCGAGCAATCGTGCGGAGCTTAGTCGCGCCCATTCTTCGGCAGGTAGAACGTAACATGGCTCTGCATCGGACTGCCGTCCTTGCCAGTCATCTCTACCGAACTGACAGTCGGCACGCACCGAGCTAAAAGAATCTCCGCAGCCTTAAGCGCGGCCTTGGACATGTAGACAGGAACCTCAACAACATTCCCATCCGCACCTTTCACCTTCTTTTTAATTTGATCAAGCGCTTGTTTATTCAACCGATCACGGATTAGCGTCACTTGCACGCCTGCCCGAAAAGTCTCAATCATCGCGGGGCTGCGAATGCGTTTCGCATGCATACCTTTTTTCCCAGCCATATTTTCGACCTCTCGCGCCCACAATTTTGCACCAAATCAATGCTCAAGAAAAGCGTTTTCTGCACTGGCTCCTTATTTCTTCAAAACATTTACGATCATCAAAAGCGGGGTCACGGGGTCTCGCGTGATGCTCGGCGGCGGCGGGCCGCTTGGCTGTGGCACACCCAGATCCACAGTAGGAGGAGAGGTTGGCGGTATTGATGAGAGAGGGGGGGCAGGCTGGAGTACTGGCGTGCCGGAAAATAGGTTCGCTGGTGGCGTATAGGACCACGGACTATTCGCCGTGTCACCGGCAACTTTTTTTGGTGCCACGAATCCGCCGACTGCATTCCCGATTAAACCTGCCATAACATCCTCAATAGAGTGTTATTTATCATAGTCTTATGCCATCGGTCCTCATCGGTAAGCGACCGCTGCGCCTGCACTGCACCCGATCCCCCAGATAGCCTCTGTAGGCTGGGCCTCGAGCATCTGCGCGAGTATCCGCGTTCGCGTTGCCGGCCTGGAGCGACTCCCGTTCCGGCCAGCCGCAATAAAATAGCCGCGCTTCCCAACAAGTGGGGTCGGTGCGCGGCAAGGCAGCGCTCGCGGTGGAGGTGAGCGTCTGCAACCGCGCATCACCGAGGAGTACGGAGACACGTCGGCAGGGAGGTCGGTAGCGGGCCACGGATTTGGACCGTGCAAACCAGGGTTATGAGTCCCGGCAGCGCCCAGCGCCGCCCGCAATTGTTGGGTGGGCTATGCGTCTTTCACGCACTACGCCTTTTTCAGGCTCGCCCAATGAAAAGCCCCGCGACTAGGCGAGGCTTGTTTCGAGAGACAAAGCGAACCCCGTAAGGTCCACAATGGTCGCGGCTAAACGCACCGGCTTTCCCGAATTAATTGAGATTCTTTCAAAGAAACCCTGACGTGTCAATAGGTTTTCCACAATTAGTTGTGCATCTCCCAATACCCGGCCCCAAGTATTGTAAGGAATCACCAATTCTTTGCATATGCTGCGCTGCGGCATCCGAAAGACATAGTGACAGACTAAGCCTTCTCGGTGCAAACCGGGTACAAACCGCATCACCCTTTCCACGTCCAGCCCAAAACCCTCATGAACCTCGATTCTAGGGCCTACAGGCCACCAACATTGGGGGGAGCGGACTTATGCTCAATCGAGTAGCAATGCCCGTAGCGAGGCCGTAATCGCGCCCAATTGCCCCAATTCTTGAGTAAATAATCCAGATCAACCCGCATTTGCCTTCCTTGGCCGCCCCGTGCTGTTCACGCGCTTGCTCGGGTCGGTCAGCTGCTTTGCGGCGTGAATACGCACGTCCTCGGGCTGCTTGAGCAAGCCCTGCCGATGCCATCGCTCTGTGGTGAGGCGCATCAACTCGAGGTTGCTGGCCTCGTCTGCCTTCCAGTCGAGTAGTGATTTACTCATGCCAGCAACTCCTGCACCTTGGCCAACATCTTCAGTTCCGATATTCCGTAGCGCCGTTCAAAGCCACGCCTGGACAACGCATGAATGCTAATAGGAGAATTTCGCGAGTGATACCGCCAAGACAGCGGTATGATTAGAAAATCCGATAGCTCATCGCGCACACTCTCGGCGTGGTGCAACTCTTCGCTCGGCACGCTTTGCCCCTCAATCATCAACGTGGCAATGCACGGCAACCGCCTTACGCGCTCCATATGGCGCTTTGAGGCAGCGCTCATGCGAAATGCTTTCGTTGATTTGCTCGCTGCTCTGAACGTGTTGCCCATTTGCAATTACCGGGTTCGTAGTTTCCATCATTGTCCATGCGTTCTAACGTCAGACCTTTAGGTGGAATCCCTATATCAAAAAGAAAATTTTCAAAGCTCTCCCACCTCTCGCATACGGAAATGCCGCGCCCACCATAATTCTTGTAGGCTTGATTCGTCGGTTTTTGGCACCGCTCTTTCATCTGCCCCCAGACCGAATATAGCGGGTGCTCAGACATTCCATGCGTTTTGTGAAGGCATCCGCACGCTTTAGTGTTTCCAGATTTCAACGATCCAGCCATAACCGTTACCTCATTACCGCAATCGCACCGACAGCGCCATTCGGCAAACCGATGCTTGTTTGTGCCGGCATAAGCAACCACGGTTAAGAGATTGAACTTATGCCCAGTCAGGTCATGGAATCGTTTAACCACAGAAGTGTTTCTCCCAAATCCGCTCGATGATCTCGACCTGCTTCGCGCTGTAGCCGCGCGTGTCCTTATTCGCCGGCAGGCGCTCAACGATGCTGGTCACAAACTCGTTTTCCCATGGCGTCAGGTCGCTGGTATCGCGCAGGCCGTCGATCTGCTCGATCTTTATGGCGAGCGTTTTCATTCCGGCAATTCCCTCACCCTTAAATCGCTCGGCCACTCGGACGGGTCGGCACCGGCACGGTCTTTGAAGCGCATCCTGCCCAGGTCCTCAGGGTGCGGGTGCTCCCGCATGTTGTGCATCTTCCACGCGGTGAGAGAGTCGTAAGGCCATGAGCCAGCCTGCTTAAAGAAAAATGCTGTTCCGGCCGCCTTGCACTGATCTCTCGTCGAGCGCGCCCACGCCAGATCGAACGGTCGTGCCGCAGAGCCGCTCTCTCCACCCTGTATACACCACTCAATCCCGCGTCCTTCTCTGTGGCTGAATAGGCCAATTCCAAGGCTGTCGCCATCAGGCATCACTACGTTGCGCAAATCTACGGGACCAAGTTGTGGCTCGATCGACAACCCGTTCTTACACGGCAGCGCCAGCAGCTTCGGAATGTCGCGGTCGGCTTCCTCCTGATTGCAGACGGTGATGAGCAGACGGATGTGTGATGGAAATCCATCAAGCCAAACTCCAGGAATCATTTTCACTACATTGCCGATGCGCTTCGTCACTAGCAGCCAAGATAAATTCGGCGTCATCAAAATTAGGTGCCAGAGATCTTGCCGCCACGCTTGCGACGTTTCATTGTCGAAAACGTCAGCGAGCGAGGCACAGAACACGCGATGCGGTAGGCCATCCTTCTCGGCCTTCCGGTTCCACGCGAGCGGCTGTTTCCAGTTCGATTCGCTGGTGCGGTAGCGCGGCACACCGGCGCCCCAATGCGTCTTGCCGTGGTCCCAGCGCTTGCGGCTGTCCTGCTCGCGGGCGTAGCAGTTGTCGCACCCGGGCCCGACCTCGGTGCAACCGATCCACGGGTTCAGCGTGCTGGTCGTCCAGGCAATGGAAGTCTTCTCACCCACCGCAGGCCTCCGGGTCTTTCTCGCGTCGTCTCTCCCGCGCCGACAGCTTCCTCGTGATGCCGTGCTCGGCCGCCCAGGCGTTCGCAAACGCTAGGACCTCTGACCCCTCTTGCTTTTCCAGGCGCGAGAAGCGCTTGAACACCACGTCCCACCCGTCACCGTCGAGCGCCGGCAGGATCTTGGCCTCGCGCGCATGCTCCCGTTCGTAGGCTAGGATCATCAACTGCTTCCAGTGCTCTACGTCGATGTGCTCGCCTGAGTCCGGCGGCCACTCGCATTGCCGCTCGAGCTCGATGCAAACCATTTGGAACGCGACCTTTTGCGCCTCGGTCACGACCTCGAGCCTGGACCCGCACCGCGGACAGGAGGACAGGAAGAAACTCATTCGCACAACCCGTATGAGGATGAACATGCCGCTGATTCCTTCGGCGCCAGCAAGTCAAACTGCATCCCGCCTCGGGTTGTCTTCGACCATTCCACGATATTGATGATGCCGCGCTTATTCAGGTGCGCCTCCCGATCTGGGTTCGTAAAAAATGACGCAGCCTCCAGCTTGCTCGCCGCCGCTACCAGCCGCTCCCATTCCATGATGCGTTCAATCTGTTCCGGGAACCGGAGCGCAATCTCGCCGACTTCCGACTTATTCGCGTTGATGCACGGCATACAGCCGACACGGCCCATGCCGAGCTTGTAGAGTGGATTCGGTTCAACGCCTGCGGCGTGCATGGCATCGAACGTATCAGCCGCCTTCCAGCGTAGGATTGGGCGATTGATGAACATGCCACCGCCAATTTCCTCGAATGGCTTGGCGAACGCACGCCGACCGCCTTCGTCGGCCCTGATGCCCTGCCAGGACCAGACAATGAAGCCGTCATCGACCAGGCCCATCTGGTACTCGACCAGCGGCTCAGTTTTCAGAAACTGCGTGCAGAACTGCGCCTTACGGGACGGGAACCTTCCCTTGAACATGCACAGATCCAGGAACGGATTGCCGCTCGGAATTAGTACGGACAGCGCGCGCTCGATTGCGGCCGGCGTGTAGCCGCGCGCCTCTCCGTTCTCCTGCAACCATTGACGGCGGTGCGCAATCTCGGCGGTGAAGTCGCGGCGCAGGCGCAGGATAGTGATCCCGAGGCGCTGTTGCAGGTAGTCCAAGTAATCGTAGGTGATTTGATGTTCATTTCCGGTGTCCGCGAAAGCGTAGGCAATCTGCATATGGTCATGCAGTTCCCGACAGACCAGCGCCGTCGCCGTGCTGTCCTTGCCGCCGCTCATCGAGACAACATGCACGATCATTTCCCAATCTCCCGCCGCTCGCGCCAAGGATTCACGCCGCCACCTCCCGCGCCCCGACTGCGTTTCGAGTCATACCAGCCCCTTTTCAATCAGAATAATTAGACTTCGTTGATGTCCTTCGTGGAACATCAGCTTTACCTCATCACGTGAAAACGGCGACGTAGCCCGATGATCAACAACATCGTGGCAAGCGCTGCATCCATATGCCCCGAGTAAATCGTGACTCTTTTGACCTATTCCCTTCCCCGCCGCGCTTCCATTTGCGTGACACCATACCGTCGTAGAATTATCGTGATTGCACACCGTTGGAATGCGAATACGACAATCCATGCCGCGTGCGCTGGCGGTGATCTTGCTCACCGCTTGTCCTTCTCATCACACCCACAGTACCCGGCTTTGATGCACGCCTTGACACTCCAGTCGCATCTAACAGGATAGGGGCACGTTCCCGGACTGCATTCCATCGTTCCGTTTTGCCAGTAGAAACGGTAGCCGCGCAGCCAGTTCCAGGCGCGCTCTATGGCGCTCATGCCGTGCGACCCTCCAACTGCGCCAGCGCATCGGAGGCTTTCGGTACATGCTTTCCGCACGTATTGCGGTATCCGCTCGGCGTCGGCGTACCGCAAGTGGACTGCTGCCAACAATCCGGCTCATCGCAGGCAACAACAATCGAATCCACCGAATGACATTTTGGGCAGCCGTTGATTTGATCATCAACATCAAACGGGTTTGCTGCTTGCAATACTTCGGCCTCCAAGCCATGCCAGCCGCAGCGTCGCTCGGTGCAGAGGACTTTCATGCCGCCTGCCTAACGGGTGGTGCGTGAAACTCGACGCCCATCCCGGCGCCGTCCGCCTCGACCTGCGTCAGATACTGAGCGAAGCCTTTGACGGTGAGCTGCGTTGTGCTCCCGATCAGGACGCGCTCGCCGTCGCGGTCAAAGTCCCATTTTCGGTAGCCTTCCTTGCACAGTTCGGCGTCGAATTCCTCAGGCAGGTACAGCCGCTTGTACGTCTCGTGCCAGGTCTTCTCGCTGTACTGCCGCGGCGGATCGCCGTACCACGCCTGCTCGGCAATGTCCCGCAGCGGACCAGCCCACATGGCGGCATTCTGGTCTGGCGCGCGCACCTTCGATTCCTCGCGCAGCACCAGCTCCAGCGGTTTGTCCGGGTCAAGCGGGGCATGCTGGATCATGGCCAGGGCGGTCTCGCGCTGTAGCTCGCTGGCCAAGCGGATCTTGCGGGTCTGGTAGGTCGGCCTGGTCATCTAGCAAACCCACTTAAACGCATCACCCAATTCCCTACGACGCGCGTCAAACCCTTTGCGATAAGCAAGGTTTTCATCTTGGTTTTGAGGGTCATCATCTTCGCTCGCCCACGGCGGACTGTAGGTGCCTAGATCGGCATCCCTTCGACCATCCGCCTCAAACTCGGCTAAATGATGTTCCCACCAATCGCTCATTGCATCAGGGAACTTGCAGACGCTGATCGTTGTCATGGCAACTCACGCACGTAGATACCATGATTATTTTGCATCAATAATTTGACCTTCTGCCATGCCGGGAGCGTACGGGTATGTGGAGATTTTGCGTCGGCTATTACACGACGCCACGGTTGACGGGCGTCTCCGCTCTCGTCAAACACAAAATCCGCCGTGTAGATCCCGTAATGCTCGCCGCCGGTCATGAACAGGCTAAACTTGACCTGGCGGCGCAGGTTTCGGATCTGTCCGGCGATCTCCCGCAGGCGTAACGCCTGCCAAACGTTCATCTCCAGCTTGGAATCAAAGCGCTCGCCGTCCACTACGGTCTTGACCGCCCCATGCTTTGACCGCTGGCGGCTCTTTGGGGCGTTCTGGGGAGCCTTCATCCTCCCGGCTGGCCCAGCATCAACCCGTCTACGATCGGCGCCCTGGACCCCTGTTTGCCCGAACCCCAGCACTTCCTCGTCGCTACAGACGTGCGTCGTCACGTTTGCGCGTGCCTTCATCTCGGCTAGGCGCTTTTGATGCGCGTCAAATTCGGCTGGTGACAAGCGGATCATATGACAAGTCTTTCGCGAACTTCGGCGAGTATCTTTGGATAGACTATTGGGTGCAACACGCTGAATACAGGTGCCCCTTCACGCAATCTCCAGGCTCCAGCATTGTCCGGCACAGCATCAAGCCATTCCTGCACCCACCGACGGTGATCAATTCCGGCGCGTCTAAAATCCTGTCGCGTAACGAACCCGCGAAGTTCTAAAACGGCGCAAATCTCCAAGGCCCCAATTTTCCACTTTGATAGTGTAGACGGACTCGGGACGCCGGCCGGAACATCTGGAATATAGGCCGGTAACGGATGCCGTTTCTCTGGGTTGCTGAAGTGCCAGCATGCATAACTGCAATCGCCGAAACCCGGATCAAACTCAAAGCTCTCGTTCCAATTATTGCGGGGACGAATCAGCGTCAATCCCAATGCATCCGTAATGTTCCTGATCCCGCAATCGTCTGGCACCAACACAGCACGATAGTCTGGCCCAGTCGCATTCCACCCCAAGCCGGATTCAATGGTTTGCTGAAGCACGGCCATATTAAATTTCATCTTGGCCTGAACTCCGACTTGGGTTCCATCGGCGTGAGCGAGCAAGATATCCCAACCCTCTGTTTCGGCATAAGGCGTCCACTCCGGGTAGCGAGACAACCACGCCAAGAAGGCGGCGCAGAGTTCAGTTTCCGTAGCAAATGTTGGCTGCCGTTTCATACCGATGTCTTTTTCAACATCTCCGCCGTCTTTTTCACGGCAACCTCATGCGCCGAGTCGTCGCCGAAACTATCGCGCAGGTTTTGCCCGCTCACCATGTAGCGCAAGCGCCTATAGACAGGCTTGCTCTCCGTGCCGGCGTTGAACATGCGGTCAACGATGATGCGGTCGGTCATGCGAACGGATCCGTTTTCACGAGCGAGTATTCGCCAAACTTCCGCCCATTTTTCCGCCTAACCGTGCAGCGAATGTCATGGCCGCGTTCACGAAGCTCGGCAATGCGAGAGTGGCAGGCATACGATCCGCAAAGTTCAAAGGCCCGCGCCGGCGTGACGACCTCTCCGCGGCGCAGGGCTTCCAGGATGGTTTCGTTCTGGCTCACGTCAATCCTCATCCATCCAACGTCCGCCGCGAAGCCAAGAAGCAGGCAGTGGAATATATTGCCCGCCGTCACGTATCCAGTCGTTCGATTTTTCCTGTTCCTGAATCGCGGCGAGAAGTTCTTCTATGCAGGGCCGAATTTTCTCGGTCTGCTTCCATGCCTTCATGGCGTCGAGTTTCGCTTTGCGCTTGGGGTATATTTCCCAGAATAATTCCCAATCAGAAAGCGCCGCGTTTATTTCTGATATCTTCACTACTTGTCCCATGTTTCAATCATCCTCTGAAAAACAAAGGGAAGGAAAAGGCAAGTCCCCCCTTACCCCCGTGATAGAAGTAAGCTGCCGGTGAGGCAGGAAGGCATAAAGGAAGGGAAAGAAAAAGCTGAAAAGGTCGCGCGGCCGTTCGAGCTTTTTCTCTCGCTTCGGTCCGGAAATGGAAAACGCCCTTACAGGGAACGGGAGCCGGGTGATAATCGGGGCCAATGCAACTTGAACCGAACCGCCACCCGCCCCTTGTAAGGGCGTTCACATTGGCCTTTCGAGCTATCACACTCGGCCCGGATTCATTCACGGACGGCAGTATTCTGGACTTGTCATTTTGGAAAGTCAAGCCCTATCTGATCACCTTGTATCCGCGCCCAACAAGGCACGCCCGCAGCGCATTCTGCTGCTCCTGCACGCCCGAGGACGTAGCGCCGACCGTTCCGCCGACCAAGCCGCCACGGGCACCGGCGCCAGCGCAACTGCGCCCGCAGAGTACGTGCCCGACAACAGCGCCGAGTAGCACACCGAAGACCGCGCCGCCGGCCGCACGTTCGCCGACGTTGGTCTGGTCGGCAAGCCGAGCACAGTCCGCGTAATCGGACTCGTACTGCGAGTAATTCACGCCCTTACCATCAATCAGGGAGTAATCCAGGTTGATCGGCGCGACCTGGCAGCCGGCGAGCGTTGCAACAATTACGAGTAGCGCGATTTTTTTCATGATGGTTCCTTTCCTGGTAGTCCGCATTCTGCCCTGATCCGCGCCATGGCCGCACTGTACTTGGCAGGCGTGGCCTTCGGGTTCACGCGCGTCCACATGGCCCACCAGGCATCGAAGCGCGCTTGTGGCAGGTCAGCTAGTTCCATGAACCGGCGT